ATGTTAATATTAGCAGTTGATATATCTGAGGATACTGTGGTTATTTCACCATCAACATATCCTCTCATGTTAACATTGGCAGTTGATATTGTGGTTGTTATTGTTGTTGCTAAATTAGGATCATCACCTAAAGCGGCCGCTATCTCATTTAGAGTATCCAGTGTTCCTGGTGCAGAATCTATCAAACTTGAAATTTCGTTGTCTACATAACCCTGCATGTTTGTATTAGCAGTGGTTATTACAACATCAAGATTTTCAAGTCCATAATCAACATATCCTCTCATGTTAACATTGGCGGTGTTTATTTCATCAGTGATATTCTGTGCCACAACATTAGCATAAAATGTAACTTCTGTTTCTGTAAATAAAGCAACATTGGCGCCGTCTACAATAATCTCAACATTTCCAGGATCAATGCCATCGTCATTGACGGCTATTTCTGTATCATCTGCAACTAGTCCACCTGACGATAACCCACTAAGTTCAGAATTTAAATATCCTAAGGTAACAACGTCTGTGTCTGCTACTGGATCAGCCGCTGATAGTGGTGCTTCAAATCCAGATGAATCTAATACGCTCAGCACACCATTTTCATCTCTCAATGTCAAGTTACCCATGACAATGGTGTTACCTGCTAGATATAAATCTCTCCATCTTAAACTGTCTGAACCCAGATCATAGGTAACATTAGCAGTTGGTAATACATGTCCTGTTACGTTTACATTTGATGATGTTAGATAAACTTCAGCACTACCTAAACGCAGAGCACCTACAGAAGTAGAATCCACTGTTAGATGTCTTACTTCAATGATATCTGTGGTCAGCGGAACTTCAGCAAAAGTAATAACATTGCCTGATATATTGTAAGCTGATGCTGGCTGTTGTATAGTACCGTTGATACTGACAAACACAGCGTCATTGGTTGATTCTTGGCTAAGTACAAAGGCATTGCCAACACCATCGGGTGTGATGATATCTGATGAAATAACTGCCTGGCCAGGAACTTTCCAAATTGTTCCATTCCAAAACTCAATACTATTTCTTTCAGTATTGTAACGGAAATATCCTTCTTCAGCTGATACAGGTCTTTCAGATTCTAATCCTGACGGAATGTGCATGACACCGTTACTTGAAAATGCTACCAATCCATTAAGTGTTAAATTACCAGTGGTTGCACTAATTGTGTCATCTTCAAAGACTATGTCTTCAACTGTTGTGGTCGTGTCATTGACGTTACCAACCAAAGTACCATCTACTGTGATTTCAATATAACCAGGATCAATGCCATCATCATTTAAGATAATACTAGTGTCATCTGCAGACATAGTTGGTGATGCACTGCTAATAGCAGACTGTAGATATGATAGAGTAACTGCATCTTGAGAACTAACTGGATCAGCAAGATTAACAATGTAACTGTTATTAACATCAACTACGCCATCACCTGGACTTATTGTAATGTTTGATGTTAATGTAGATATTGTGTTGTCAATGAATGTAACATTACCCACTTGTGTCAGAGTAACATTGGCAATGTTTGTGATACGACCTTTACTGTCAACTGTGATCTTTGGAATTCTATCTGCATACTCGTCATCAGCTGAACCATATATTCCAGCAACCACTCCTGTGTCAACTAATTCAACATTGATATTTGAATATGTACCGTATCCTACTACATCACCAGTAATTTGAAGATTTGAATTGTCTGTTAATGCTCGATTACCTGCTTCATATAATTCTGTGGTTATAACAGTGGTAGCGGATACCGTTCCAGTAACGTCGACATTGGCAATATTTGAAGATACTATAATGTCCCCACTGACTGTGGTTATTGTTGTATCATTGACATTAATATTTCCTACTCTATTTAGAGTGATAGTATTAGCTGATGTAGCACGTCCTTTTTCATCCAATGTTATCTGTGCTATGCCAACATTAGAACCATACGTATCTGCTACAACACCAGTGTTAGCCAATGTTACAGCAATATTTGAGTAAATTCCTGTACCAGTAGCATCACCTGTAACAGAAATATTAGTTATTTCAGTTAATACTCTATTACCAGAATCGTACAATTCATCAGCATTAATAATTCCGCCTGAGGTATTTCCACTGAGAGAAATGTTTCCACCAACAGTGATACTTTCTACATTGATATTACCTAAATTAGTAATATTGTATTGATCCTGTGTTAGTATTGTACCGTATATTCCTTGACTGCTGATAGTATTAGCGTATACTGATTCATACCAAAGAGTGATATCACCAATGGTACCTGACGAGTTTGAAAAAGGTAGTATTGATTCTGTTTGTATTGTACCTGTGGTGGTTATGTTACCATCAACAGCTAAACTTATTAAATTTCCTAAACTGGTGATATTAGGTTGAGCATTGGTTGTTAATGTTCCAGTAATACTGTCTGAAGAAAAATATGTAGCATTAATGTTGCCACTATAGATGTGATCAACATATATTTCATTCCACCAATTAGAATTAGAACCAATGTTGTAAGTTAAATTAGCTGAAGTATATAGATTACCGTCTACAGCTAATATATCGCCGCGAACTGTAAGAGGAGCCGTAGGTATTTCTTCGTTAATTCCCACATAGAAATTAGCGAAATCCATGTAAACTAATGTATTACCTGAAGTGGTGAATTGTAGATCTAGACCTTGTCTATCTAAATTTGGTAATAACGCCGCTCCGGGTACACGTCCTATAGCCATCTAAAAACTCCTGTTACAGTATTTATCTGTAAATTACGATGCGGTCGTGCTAGAGAAATTGTGTAATACCAAAATAGTTGCTGAACTTGTTGGAGTACTGGTAAATGTTATATTAGTAGTACCGTCAAATGTGTAGTTCACACCTGGATTTTGATAAACAGTATTCAAAAATACAAGAACCTGTGCTTCTTCTCCACTGCTGTATGAATATGACATCGCCCCAAACACATTATTAACATTATCGCCTGTGAATGCGTCTTTAACTATTTGCACACTTCCTTCTTGTGCTACTGATTGCCAACTTGAACCATCATAAAATTCAATTGAACTAGTAGATGTATTCCATCTTGTTTGTCCTACTACTGCTGGATTAGGCCCAACAGAGTTAGTTCCCACTGGAATTCCTAAAGCATAACTTCCTGATCGAAATTTAGTATTTTTAAGTAAATGTCCCATTATAAACCTACGTAACTAACTGTTGCTGTTATAGCATTATCTGCTGATGCACTTGCTTGAAGTGTGTCATCATCTGTTAATACTAATTTTTCCATATCAACCACAAAAGTATCACCACTTGTGATTTGTACATCTTTATAAATTTGTACATTAGCATCAACTGTGCCTGTGCCAGCTGGAACAGCATAGAGATCAAATGTTCTTGTTACAGAATCTGTATTACAAAAATACATCACTGAAACCACTGTATCTCCTGAACTGACATAGACATTTGATACTGATGTTGTTAATAGACTGTTAGTTATTGCCATAGTTGTTCCTATAATATCAATGAAAAAGCAAACGATCTGCTTTTTGTTATTAGTTCTTTATTAGCGGCTTCCCCGTTAAGAACATAGACGCCTGACTGCCCCTGTCCCGGAGTATCTGCATAAACAATAGTTGCCCCACTTACTGCTACATTTGGAATTGGGGATGAGTTGTTTAATTGTATGTTACCATCAAATTCAATAATTCCATTACCACCTGCCACAATAGCATGATTTGAAACTCCAAGGTTACCACCTAAGAATGGATCTGGATCATCAGCTACCTGTGTTAGACCAGCACCGCTACCTACAGAAGTAAGTATGTTAGCAAAAGTTGTTCCGTCTGTGGTTATTTGCCAACGATCAACGTATTCATTAAAAATTAGAGATACATTACCTAATGTGCCTCTATCAACAGCAACACCTGCATAGCCAAGAGTAACACCAGCACCTGGTTCACCTATGTTTAGTCTTAAAACATTGTCTTCAATTTCTGTGTTGGTTGACGTAATTGATGATGATAATCCCGTAACTACTAGGTTACCTACAACTCTAATAGTTTCACTTTCTAAAGTAATATTAGCACCAGCTTCTGGTGCATTAATTAAATAGTTGCTATTGGTTTTTTTGATGATTGCCATTTATTTAAATTCCATTTTTTATTATTTATGCTAATCTTAAATCATCATGACAAAAAAATAGCACCCGTAGGTGCTATTTTGTAAGTTATAATAACTTATGGTGCTAAAATAGAAACTGATACGTTTTCAACTTGGTCACCGTCAGCAATAGCTGAATAGCCACCGTTAACTGTGTCTAATGCTGTCCAATCAACTTTAGCATAGTCATCAAATTGTACACCATCATCTTGTACTAACACTGCTGTTTGATTGAAAAGTTTAACAACAAAGTACTGACCACCATCTGAATCTAATGCTGTGATTCTCATTTCACCTTCGTTTGGTGCTGTTGTAACTAACAAGCAATCACTAGTACCTTCACTATTTGTTACATTGAAAGTTTTTGAACCTTTTTGTGAATTGATTGATGTTACTGTATCTTCAGCTGAACCACCTACTACATAAGCATTAGCATTAAAGTCTTCAGCAAGATATCTTTTATTTACTGGACGTCCCATTTGTTTTCTCCTTTTTTTAAAATGGCGTTCTAGGCCCTACGCGGTGGGTACCGCATAAGTTCATATGAACAATAGTATTTATTTTAAACTTAAAACAAAAGGCCCATATAGGGCCTTTTGAGTAAAGTTCACTGCTAAACTTATTCTTATTGGAAAGATAAGTTAGAAACTGTGATTTCTTCTAAGTAGTCAGCCGCATTACCAAGAGATGAAGCTGTGTTTGATAATTCAACATAGCCATATCTTGTCATAAAGCCTACTACTGGTTCAAATGTTGCTGGGTCAAGAACAACACCAGAAGACATTAATGGAACGTATGGGCAGTAGAATGCCGCCGCATCAGCTTCACTAGAACCTTTGTAACCTACTAATACAGGTTTGTCGTCTGCCGCATAACCGTCAACATACACTTTCATAGCACCGTTTAATGTACCAACGAATTTAGTGTTTGTTGGAGCTTCAAATGTACCTTCTGTACTACGTGCAAAAGCAGAAGTAGTTGCAGATTGTAACACTGTTAATGAAGCTGGAGACACAACTGCCCAGTTACCTGCGCCACGACGTGTTCTTTGTGCAATCAAGTTAGCCGCACGGTTGATAAGAACTGCTAAAGCCGCATGTTCGTCACCAACGAATGTTGCTGTACCTGAAACTGTTGATTGGTTGTAACCATAAGTAGAACCTGCTAAAGCACGTAATGAACTTAAGATTTCTTGATCAATTTCAACAGTAATTTCTTGTGCTAAAGCCGCCATAATTTCTGCTTCAACATCTAAACCGTGCATAGATTGTGCATCTTGAGCGGCTTCAAATGTCCAACGTGCAGACAATTTACGTGTTTTTGCTTCAACAACTTGTTTTAAGATTTGAACGTTGATTCTGTTACCTGGAACACCTTCAAGTGTTGATGTTGAAGATGCTTTACCAGCTGAAGTACCAGAATATGCAGTTGCAATCTTAAATGGTGATAAAGCTTCGTCACCAGCATATACTTGGTCGCCGTCTGTTACTGCGCCTGATGGATCAGCATAACGTACACGTAATGTATGGATCTGTGCTACAGGACCAGTCATTGGTTGTACGCCAACGATTTCATTAGCGATAACTGTTGGCATAACACGTCGAATCACTGGAAGAATAACTCTATTTAATGTTGCAACGTTACCTACTGCTGTTGCACCACTAGTAGCATTCTCAACTAAGTGTTTCTTAGTGTTTTCTAAAATTACAGCCATTGTGGTTCTTTTAGAACCTTGTAGACCTTCTAACAGGGCGTCTTTGGTCTCATTCCAACGGCCTTCTAATAGTTGGTTTGTCATTTTTATATTTCCTTTTAATTAAAAGTTACTACTATTTTAGCCCTGCTAAACGTTTGATTTCAATAACGTTGTTATCGTCTTCTGTAACGTTGTTTTTAGCAGATTTATTACCAGTTACTTCCGCACGTCCTTCAGATAAAACCGGTTTTTCGACCTTTGCTTTAACTGGAGTATTGTTCAAAACTGCTGGCAAATACTTGTCATATGCTGATCTGAGTTTATCAGTCTGCACACCTTCGAGTAAGTCACTCATAATTGAGGCTTTCTCTTTGTTTAACGTACCAAGTAATTCATTAAGTGTGTCCTTACGGTCAGCACTTTCCTTGATTACTCGAATTTCACGTTCTTTTGATTCAACTAAAGTTTCTTTTTCATCAATTGCTTTTTTACTTTCAGCAATTATTTGATCTTTTTCATCAATTACTGCTTGAAGTTTAGCAAGTTCTTTGTTCTCATTTAAATGAGTAACAGCAAACTCATTAGCAAATGCTTCGAAGATTCTACGTCCAAACATGTTCTCGCGAGCACTTTGGATGTCTTCTTTTAGTTGAGCTAATTCTGAGCCTAGATTGTTTGTTACTGATTCTTTAACAAGATTAGCACTACGTTTAATAAAGGCTTTTTGTAGTTCAGCAAGTTTTGTTTTTGCTTCTGCTACAAGTTTAACTTTAGTTTCAACAACTGCTTTCTTGTCTTGATCAAACTCTTTGATCTCTTCAGCTAACGCATGGATTACAAATTTCTCTAGTTTAGCAATAGCTTCACTGTGAACTTTGCGATCTGCACGCAAATCTTTGATCTCTTCAGTTAATTTAGCAATTAAAAAATTGTTAAATTTTTCTGTGCTTTCAACCATTTGTTTTTTAAACTTAACACGGTCTTCAGCAAGAGCTTGTTTTTCTTCGGCAAAATCTTTGATTTCAGCGGAGAGTGTTTCAGTAACCATTTTGTCTAGAGCTTCAACCATTACTTTTTTGTCATGCTCATAGCGACCCGCAAACTCTTCACGCAATTCTGCACGAACTTGTTCACGTGTTTCATTTAATTTAGATTCCCAAGCTTCAGTTATAGCAGTTTGAGTCTCTTCATTAATGATGCCACTATCTAACAATGGTTTGATAGCATCTAACATTGTGATCTCCTATTTAATTTTCAGATCTTTGATTAAGCGTGTTACTTGCTCTTTCAAATATTTCTGTACTTTTTGATCTGCACTGGCTTCACGTGCCATTTCGAATACCTTAGCACCACCACGCATATTCATCAGTCCTTCATAGATCGCTGTTGGATACGCATTAGGAGCACTAGGTTGTGCAACTACATCAACTGTGACTATTTCAAAGTCACTAACTTTACCGTCAGCTTCGTTAACATTACCACTGCCACGTGAGCTAACACCAAGTTTTACACCACTTTCCAACATGGTCTTAACTAATTGACCCATTGGAGTTGGTAAAATCTTTAATTTGCCATAGCCGTTTGGTCCATCCATCCACATTTCTGTGATCATGTGTGAAACACGGTCTAGGTTAATTTTCAAATCATCTGGGTGGTCTACTTCGCCTAAGACGCTGTAGCCACCAGTGATTTGTTCATTAAGAGTAGAAACAGCAGTGGCAATTTCATTTACAGGATATACACGTTCATTGTGATTTTTAACACCACCCTGAATACATATACCTTTCATGTAGAGATTTTTGCCACTGCCGTCTTTGGTATCTTCTGCTAGAATTTCCATTCTAGCCGCGTCAAATGTCAAATTCTCTTTTAGATATAATGCCATCTTAGTTTCCTAAATTATTTTTTAAATGCTTTACCAGCATCAGCACCTGGTTTTGTTAAACCATCATGTGGTAATTCGCCTTTTGGTGCAACTTTGCCTGCGCCTTTTTCATCGCCGCCTGCTGTTACATTAACTGCTGTACCACCCATGTCGTTTTTACCAGCTACTGTTGATTTTGTGTTGTCTGCGCCTTCTTGATTTGATGGTGTAGCAACTTTTTCTACGTATTCACGTACAACTTCTTCTGTTGTTTCTTCTGTTGCTTCTTCAACTGCTTCTTCAGCAACTTCTTCAGTTGATTCTTCAACTTTTTCCTCGTCGCAGTCTTCATCTTTAGCTTCAGCCATTGGCATTTCAGCCATTGGTTCTTCAGCAGGCACTTCAGCAGGTGCATCACCAGCCATTAACGCATCAAATTCAGCTTTTAATTCGTCAAGTGCAGATTCTAAATCTTCAACACGGTCTTCAATTTCGTCATGATCTTCTTCATGCTCGTCTTGTTCTCCGTCGTTGTCGTAATCTAATTCCATATCAGCGTCAGCGTCAGCTTCTTCGCCTTCTTCTTCTTCTTCAGAAATGCCTTCTTCGTCAATTGCAACTTCGTCAGCAATATCACTTACTTCTTCTGTAGATTCAATTTCTGATAAATCTTCTTCGTCAACGAGACTTTCATAGATGTCTCTAGACTTTTCAACAACGATGTTATGAAAAAGTTCACGTGCCTTTTCATCTTCATCATTGATGATGTGTTCAATCAATTGTTCAAATTTGTTCATTGCGAACTCCTTATATAAAGATAATTCTTATATACGGCCATAATCGTATACGTGTTATATATTTACTACTACTATTTAAAATGGGGGTTAAATGCGTGTTTTTTGAGTGATTTTTAATGATTTTTATATAGTTGATGCAGAATCTGACCTAGATTGATACTGATTTTGTATTGATTCTATGTCATGCTCTTTTTCTAACTTACGTACATCATTGATAATTCTGAGCCTGTTAATTTGTGCCAAAGTGAGTTTAGTTTTTCTTAAATCGTCAAGAGACAATGTAGTGTTATCGTCTTTTTCTGTACGATAACCTTGCATTTCCTGATTAAAAACTTCTAGTAGATTCATGTTAGTATTTACCAAAAGTTTATAATTCTGTTTCTGGGGGTGTATCTGTGCCTGGTTCTTCTAAGCCACCTGGTGTTTCTTCAGTTTCGTCTGGTGGTACAAATTGATCCGTGTCTGCTTCAATACCCGCAGGAGTTACACCAACTGCCCTAAGTCCTGCTTCTGGCGTTACGTTGTTTTCACCGTTTTCTTCTGCCCATAATTCGTCATTTGAATTTAGTTCTTCTTCGCTGAGATCTAGATAACGTTTAAGTAAGAAACGTTTAGATAGATATGGAACAGGTTCTAATTGTGTAAATGCCTGTATCCTAACTGAATCAACTTCTGCCTGTCTGTATTTGGCAAAGTTTTGTGGTTCGTTAAAGTGTAATTCAAACAGACTGTTATCAATATTAATGCCTCTCCATCGCATGAACATCTTAAATTCTTGATCTAATTTGTCAACAACAAGATTTTGCAAACGCATACAATATTGATTAAATCTCCACTCTTGGATGAGTGCAGTGGTTGTTCTACCATCACCAAAGGTTCTTTCACTGTCATCTGATTGTGTTGGTAGATACGAACTTGGAATACGTAGACCACGGAACATTTTATTAGTAAAGTAACGTAGATCGGTAATTTCGCCTAAATTTTGGCCACCTGGAAATACATCAACACTAGAACCACGTCCATCTGCTGTTACAGGGAAGAAGTAATCTTCCATAGTGCTTAAAGGATTATAAGTAGCATCCATCATGTTTTGTCCGCCACCTGTTTGTGTTGGAATACGACGTTGATGGATTTCGTTTTTGATACGATCAACAAATGCCATAGCCATATGGCTTGGCATATTACCTACGTCAATCTTAAATATACGTCTCTCTGGAGCACGTTGTATACGATAGATAATGATAGCATCTTCAAGTAATTCTTTTTGTTTAAATATCTTAAATATTGATTCTAATACTGAATTACCAAAGGGCCAATTTAGATCAAGTCCTTCTGTCAGACTTAGATGTACCACATGTTCAGCATCAATTGCGGCTTCGTTTTGAGCATGGCTAAATCTAGTGCCGCCACTGTAGGGAACATTTGGTTGAGTGTATGCACCGCTTGGTCCGCCTACCTGCGGATGATTAACATAGCTGTCACTAGATGCAACCGCTGTGCTAGTTAAGTTTTCAAAATTGATATTAATGTCACGAATCAGATACTGTTCAGGTTCTTTGCCTTCACTTTCATTAACAATAACTTTAGTGACTTTGTGCATTTCTGTCCAAAACAATTTAAATGTTTCTGGGTCACGCAAGAATACCTGATCTCCATATTTGATCACATTACGGAACAATTTGAATAGACGTTTATTAAATTGATTAAGAGTCACCCATTGTTGTAGTTGCTCTTTGATAATTTTAACTTCGTTGTCTGTGGGAGTTTCTTTAAAATAAAGATCAAAACCTGTACCGTTTTGTGTATTAGTTTGTGTGCAAAATTCTGCAATAATGTCTAAGGCCGCATTAACTTCACTGTCCATATCCATTTGCTCATATTGATTATATCTTTCAATACGATTTGGATGACCAATATAGACTTCTGGTAATTGGCTAGCAAAATTTCTGTAACCAGGATCAATTGAAGAATTGGAGCCATTGCCCAATGGGCTCATTTGTCCGCTAGTATTTGGTGCCTTAAAGTATTTTTTCCACGACATATCTAATATTCTCTCACGTGCTATTTATTACTATATTTAACCTTCTAGTAAGTGTTGCTTAATATTCCTGATGATATATTATTGCTCTGTTTCATTGTTGAGAGAATATCATCAAGCACTTTGGTCTGCTGTGTGATCGCTGACGTTATTGTGCTACTGTCTAAACTTACAGGAATTGATTTATTTTCTGGTAATGGTACAACTGCTTCTGCACCGTGTAAGGTAGCTTGATATCCTGAAATTGGTCCTTCTGCTATTCCGCCTACTGCATATTCACCAAACATTTTATCAAAGGCCTTGGTTCCAGCCATATATCCACCGGTAGCAGTGACAGTGGAACCAACTAGTCCTAACCCACCAGTCATCGCCGCAGTTCCGGCTGTGAGTGCCGCACCACTTGCAAACCCAACTACTTCTCTAGCAATAGATTTTAACCAACTCTTTTCACCCATAGTTCCCGATTCGTAACCAGCAGGAACGTCCAAACCAGCACGTTGCATCTGTTTGCGTAGGCCTGTTATGAGTTCATCTACAACTTTACCAAAACTACCTAATTTGGGTGTTAATTCTTTTTCAAACATCAATCCTAAACGCTGTGCTTCATTTTCAATGTGTATCACAGTGTCAGTTAACCGATCTGTTGTTTTTGCCTGGCCGTCAACTGCATCATAAACTGATTTAATTCCTTCTTCATTCATTTTAAATGCTATGCTTTGCAACTCACTGTAGCCCTGTGACAGATCAGAATATGTGCCAGGTATCATTGCTGATGCAAAGGCTACACCTTGGCCTAGTTGATTAGTGCTGTTGGCAAATTTAGTAAAGAATGGACTTACTGCATCCATGCCTTGACGCATGTTGAAACTACCACTCATGATAGCATCAGCTGATGCTCTGGCCGCTTCGCCAAATCCTGAAGTAATAGAAACTAGGTCTGTAGTTGTACCACTTAGTACAGTCTGCATGATAGCACGTCGTTGACCTTCAGGCAATGGTGCTAGGAATTGTGTTACCTGTGCAAAAAGATCACTCTGTCCTGTTCTTCTGGCCTGTTCCTCAATTTTGGCACGGAAAGCATAGTTTTCTGCTTCACGTCTGGCTTGTTCTGTTCTACGTTTAGCATCTTCACCTGTAATATCAGAAATTACTCTTAGATTATTTGCGTATCTTTCTGTGGCCTGTGCAATTTGCGGATTGGTAGCAGTGGCTAATGTGCCTGTTCTACGCATGTCTGCCATGACCTGTGCTACTAGTTCTGCTTGTTCTTCGTAGCCATATCCTAATTTAAGAAGATTTTCTTGAATGCCACTGGATCTAATAACTCTACCAACGTCACCCATTCTACGTACTGCTTCGCCTACACTCAACCCTGTTTCTGCTAAAACTGACGAATTATTTTTAATAACATTAGCAAATTGATCTAGTCTTAATCCTGATGCATAGGCCGCATTACGCATACCAGTCATACCATTGGCAAATAGAGCACCCGCCGCACTAGATTGATTAAAGACTTTAACAGTTTTTTCTACTTCCTTGGCTAGAACGTCTATACCAAATTTGGCCAATTCAGCACTTTTATCTGTGACAAAGCCAAGGCCTTCTGCTAATAAACTAGCACCAGCACCTAACCATTTAAATTTACCTTTACCTAATACTGCCGCGGCAATACCCAAATCACTAATAGCACTCAGTGCCGCTTTAGTCTGCTGTTGGGTAACATCAATAGCATTACCCATCATATTTGATGCTAGTCTAACACCACTAGATCCATCTTGCAGATCTGTAACTAGAGTCTTAACACTTTTAATAGCACCATTGACTAATATCTCACCTGTGGCTTTTAAAAATGCTTTAGCTACCGCCTGTTGGTTTCTAGCAAAATATTGATTGCTTATGCGTTGACGTTCAGTTTCAAGAGTGCTCCTGTCAATATGAGTATCAAGTTGTTCTATTGCTTCATCAAGATCTTCTAATCCAGGTTTTAGATCAACTATTTTTTTATTAGCACCTTTGAGATTTTTATCAAGTTGTCCTAACTGCTTACTCACAAGGTCATGAAGACGCTGTTGCTTTTCATTAGCATCTGTGATATCTTTGATAGAGTCAACTGAGTCGTCTATCTGATCTGCGAACTTGGCAAGGGCTTCAGCCGTTCGCCTCATCTGTTCCTGGAGATTTTCTTCATCCATTTATTATATGCTCACTTTATTAGCTATAAATACTTTTACCATATACTATATTTATTGGAAAAAAACATGGAGAATTCAAATCAATCAAATCCATTGATGTCGCACTTTAGACAGCCTGCAATCTATTTAAAATTGCCATCTGAAGGTAGATATTGGGATAATGATGCTGTAAACTTGCCCGTTAATGGTGAAGTACCAGTCTATCCAATGACTACCAAAGACGAAATCATGCTCAGAACACCAGATGCTCTACTAAACGGTGCTGGAGTGGTCAGTGTGATACAAAGTTGTATACCTGCTATCCAGGACGCATGGAAAATGCCCAGCATTGACGTAGACTCTTGCTTAATTGCTATACGTATTGCTACCTATGGTAATGACATGGATGTTACTACAACTTGTCCAAATTGCAAACATGAAAATGATCATACTATTGACCTTGGACAAACTATGTCGCAGATCAACATACCAGTTTATGATGTATTTGCCATTGGCGAAGGACTAGAGGCCAAGCTCAAACCTCAAAATTATTTTGAGATCAACCGCACAAATATGATTGGCTATGAAGAACAAAGAATGATGGCTGTGTTAGATAAACAAGATCTAACTCCAGAAGATAAAGAATCAGCAATTAGAGAAATTACCAGCAAATTAGTTGATCTGAACGTGCTAAATCTTGCTAGTAGCACAGACTACATTAAAACTTCAGACGGTACTTACGTAAACAACTTTGATCATATTAAAGAGTTTTATAGTAACACTAGTAGTAAAATAATTCGCAAGGTACAGGATCATTTGGTAAAACTTGCAGAACAATCAGGACTTCCGCCTTATCCAACCAAGTGTGTAGAATGTACTACAGAATATAGTACGGAGGTTACATTCGACTACGCAAGTTTTTTCGTCAACGGCTCTTAGCACTCAGTGACGAGGAGGTTGCAAGCCTAATCAACCGACTCGAGAAAGAGGTAAGAGCCATACAAGACGAAACTATTAGGTTATGTTGGTACATGCGAGGTTCAATCAGTTATTCTGATGGTATGTTACTGTCACGATCTGAAAAAGAAATTATTGATCGTATAATTAAAGAAAATTTAGAAACTACCAAAAAAACCAGACTACCATTCTTCTAGGTCAAGGTGTGGCATAAAAGCCACATGCGATATAGTTATCCTCTTGACAAAACTCAAAAAAGATGTTATATTATAAGAGTAATATAACCTAAATATTACTTGCAGGTTAGAAGATGTAGATGATTAACCTGTTTTTAAAACTTGGGGCAAATCCCCTGGAGGAAAAAAGATGGATGTTTTAGCAAACGTTAAGAAGTGGGCAAGTGCTTTATGTGATGTAGCAGTATCGTTAATGGCTCTAGCTATTGTATTAGAGTTATTATTTGGTGGCGCAAAATCACTACCATTCTTACCTGTGACAGACGTTATTGGTTCTGTAACAGAAGTTGTTAAATCACTAGGCTCTGAAGGTTTAGTAGGCTTAGTGGCTGTTTGGGTATTATGGAATATTTGGAATAAGAAATAATATTTGACAGTTAAGAAGTTCAATTAAACAAGAAGGGCATGTCATATACATGCTCTTTTTTTATGGCATAAGTATATACATGAAAGTAATCAATTGTCATTTACCAAAAACAGCTACAATTACTACGCAAAAAATGTTTGGCAAAGAATGTGTTGTCTATGGTAAATCAACACTCAATGGAGAAATACCGGCTGGTGATGATGTTATTAGCTTTACGATCATTCGTGATCCGCTAGAAAGATTTTGTTCAGCTGTAAAGATGTTTGTTAAAAAAGATAAATGTAAATTAACACAGTCAGAGATAATTGATATTGCATTAGACAACGATTTTAGTGACAGACAACTTACACAAGGTAGAGTACCTAATAAAGTTCAATATTCTATTGCATTACACACTTTGTCAATGTTTCATCCTCACATTAATGTGTTCTATGAAAATAAAACACCTAAAGCAGATAACTTAATTGATTTTAACAATTTTGTTGCCGAATTAGAAAACTTAACTGATCGTAAGTTTAACAAAATACCACATGAAAATAAAGGTGCAGAAGTTGATATTATATTAACAGACAGTCAAATGCGATTGTTTAATCAAAAATATCATCATGATATTTTGTTCTATGAGAAGTTTTTGGAACAATGCAATTTAGTTAAGTCGTTTTAAGATGTCTAACGACATCTAACTTCTTCGTTTGCACTCGAAGTTCTTTTTTCTAATCTGAACACTTTAAACTAGAATACATTTTATATTGACTTACTCGTATCATCCAGATATAAGTCATAATTCACCTATCCGCAGGCAAATTATGACAACGCATCATCCGAGTACTGCGTCATACTAACTAAAAGAGATTGAGATCATACTCACGGAAGCGGTCACCCGGTACTCCCTACTCTAGATTCATGTGGCGGATGCTTGATAATCCCTAGTTAGCGAAATTATCTAAGCACGTAGGTTGCTTTTTCTCAGAGCCTACATCATTTGGGTTTTAAACCTAATTGATATGCCTTGTCGTCCCGTTCCCAAGTCTACTCTTGGGAGTTCCACACGTTGCCGTGATCACCTCATAGGACACAGAATACATCTGCATCAGCGACTGTTAAATGTTCTTTAAATCTTCTACTAATATGTTTTTGACGGAGCCGTTACCTAGTCTAACGTTAACGATCCCATTGTAGTTATCTTCTCTCAACAACACATGTTCTGTGATTTGAAAATACACTTCCATGTAGTTGGTTTCTCCACGTGTTTTACAGAGATAGATAATTTCTCTTGTGAATTTATCTTTGCCTAGTTGGTCTATGTCTTTGGTGAGCCTGTCTGACGATCCCCAGTAATCCTTCCAATCTGTTTCTACTGTTGATCTACGTTTGTTCTTTTTGCCTTTTAGAGGTGGTCTCTTCTTTACTGTCCAGAAAAATTTACGACCTACATAGTCGTGTCCATTTTCTGTATTTGTGATTCTATATACGAACCCATAGTTGTCACCGATATCCTCAGATTCAAACTCTTGATCGTTATAAATCCAAGGATAATCGTATGACGCCATTATTAATTATAATGAGTTTTTCTTGTCTTGGATTTCAGCACGTCTTGCTTTAGCAAGTTTACCAATTTCGCCTAACGCTTTACGAGCTCTAGCGGCCGCGGCTTTAACACCTTTACCATCAAATGCTTCAGACTCTTTGGTATATGCTTCTACGTGTGCTAAGATTTGTTCATGTAATGTTGCCATTTTTCATTTTCTCCTTGAAAATTATTTTTTATCAAATGTTGGGCTAGTGAATTCTGCTGTAGGAAAGCGCCTTACGATTTCATTACGATATCTAGCCGCTGTTTTCCGTGATACCTGTTTCAACAGGGTATCTTTGAGTTTATCTAAACTCCAACCTTTAATTCTTGTTTTGCCGTTTTTGGTTAAGTCTGGGTTTGCTTTGCGTTTACCAGGATGTACTCTTGCTTGTGGTCCTGCCATAATTGAATTCCTCTAATTAGTTTCATAACCTACTGCATAAGCTTCGTCTACCAGTGAACAGTGACATTTTTGTTCACATTCAACCCAGGCACGGTCATGATCATCGATACTACTAAAAAATTTATCCCATATAGGATTGTTCAAAACTTTTTCTAACCCATTTGATCTTATATTGAGTTTATCTTTATTTACGCTAAAAAAACTGTCAGTAAACAATATTGATTTCCTTTCAGATTTTAGCTGATCATAAGGAAAACTAGTCCAACTACAAGGAAATAATTGCCCTTCTGCGTTGACATATAGTCCTCTATTGCCTACTAGACACAGTGGTGTTACAAATTTATTATATTCTTCTTTAGTTTTTAAAAATTGTACCTTGTTAGTGTCCATATAGTCTGTATTATCTAAAATACGTTCAGTAAGTTTAACAGAAAACCGTTCATATCTATGTGATTTACTAATATATTGATCACTAGGTTCAAATGGATCTACATCACCACCATAGGCATCACCATAAACAGACCCAAATTTAGTACTTTTAGTAAACTGTATACTGTCGCACCCTATCAAACCAGCCTGATGTGCCATATCATCTAAATGTGCTTCATTGAATCTAAAAATTATTGTAGCCCAATTAACAAAAGCCTTGCTTTCTTTAGCCATGATAGACATGCCCTGCATAATACTAGACCAATTACTGTTTACACGATATAAATTGTTACTAGTATCATCATATCCGTCTACACTAAAATTAATGCTGTCACGTTCGTTACAGATTTGTGCAAATTCACGCCACCATTCTTCACTGCGATAACTGCCGTTGGTTATAGTAAACAGATGTATATTGGGATTTGTCTCTTTGATGTAACGACAGATGTCTAGATACTCTTTATTATAAATTGGATCGCCTATGTCGCCACACATTGTGATACGTTTAACCTGATTCTTAAGTAGATCCTCAGTCATAAACGATTTAAAAAATTCTAAACTAATATCGCGATTAAGTTCAATTGAATCTTTAAATTCTGTGCGAGGACATCTAGGGCATTTTAAAGTACACTTACTGCTAATTTCAAAGTGCCAATGATAAAGTTGCCAGGGGTATGTTAAATTCATTTTGATACAGTTAACCTTTTGTACACATGTTCTCTGTCAGACAGGATTAAATCTAAACTAGGTATTAGATCATCAGTGATTAGATGCGGCATAGTATTGTATAAAATATCTTTTTCCTCCACAGGACCATTACCTCTGTTGAAATGAAAGTTAGTTTTAGTTAATCCTGGATGCAACTGACAGATACCAATTTTTGTACTGACTAGTTCTCTAGATAGACTATCTAAGAATGATTCAAGTGCAACCTTACTGGTACCATAGGCTACAAAATTAGGCCATACATAGTCAACAATAGTAGATCCAACAACAACAATCTTAGACCAATCTTTAAAATATCTTTGTTGTACGTACTTATGTACTAATCGCATATTGGCTAAAAGATTTACAGTAACAGTGTTGATGAAATCCTCTTCTTTTAATTTGATAAAAGGTTGACGCCCATTGGTATCTACACCAGCACAGAGTATGATGGCATCATAACTGGCTAAATTAACAGTGCTAATGTCAAAATTTGATAGATCTAGTTCATTACGTAAAGGTGCCCAAAGCTCATGCCCTTGTGCCTCTAGATGTTGTTTAAAACACTGTCCTATACCAGAACTTCCACCTGTTAAGAATATTTTCATGACATTTCCACATCAGTGTCATACATGGTAAAGCCATTTTCTTTAACCACAGTTAGTATATTGTTAACACGCCCTGCTAGTTCGTCTCTGTGCGACACTAACCAAATTGACTTGTTATGTTCACGAGCCATTTTCTTAAGTATAGCCATGGCACCTTCAACACCACTAGCGTCCATACCTGAATCAACTAACTCATCAATGAACAACAAGTTGATTGGTTGATACAAACTTTCCCATACATCACGGAATGCCCACGATAACGATAATATCAATCTATTACGCTCACCCCTGGACAAGTTATCAAAGTCTAAATCTCTACCTAGTTCAGTGATCTCTACGGTTAGGTCATTTAAGAAAGTAACTGTATGTGGCAAACCTATCCTGTCAAGATACTGACCTAGGCGAGCATTTAGATAACTTAGATTCTGATCAATGATACGTTTTCTAACAAAACTATCTTTATTGGTTAGAAGTTTATATAAGAAGTCCTGATGTTCCTGTACACGTTTGTGTTCATTGATAGGACCATAGTCCACTTCTTCTTCACTCTGTTGTGACATTTCCTCTATCTGTTCTGTGTAAGGATCTTCTTCTTGTTCTTTGGCTTTCAATTGTAGTTCCAAACTGCCAAGACTTGATCTATGATGAATAGCATCTTCTTCATTGGGGTAAAATGTTTTGGGCTTATCACCTGGAAGACCTAGTTCTTTTTCTGCTTCACACAATTCTTTATGTGTATTAAAGTGTCGCTCATGTTCTTGCTCAGCGTCTGCCAGACTGCCTTCTTTTTGTGTTAGTAATTCTTCATGTTTATCATCATGTACATCCTGGCCACAACTATGACACTTATGTTCACGTAGCAGTTCCAGATCTTCTTTGAGTTTTTCTATTGCTGACTCTTCACGTTTATAATCTTTTTCTGCTTGGCGTATGGCCTTTTGCACTTCTTCTATTTGTCTAACAGTTTCGTTATATGCTTTTAAATCTTTGTGCTGTTGAATTTCATGATCAATATCAATCTTTTGTAGTTCTTCTAGAGCAATCTTTAATTCATCAATGTCATCTTGATGTTTCTTTTGCCACAGAGTTTGTCTACGTTTGATAGATTCAACCTGTTCTTTCATTTTGCTGTTAGAATCTTGCACTGCTTTGATCTTATATTCTTCTTCTTTAATAGCATCACGTGTGACTTTTTGTTGTTCTTTAAGGGCTTCAGCCTTTTCACTTAACACAGTGATACCTAACAGTTGTTCAATGATAGCACGTTGATCATTAGGTTTAAGTGCTAAGAATGGTTCTGTATAGGTATTCAAAGCCACAACATGTTTGAACATGGTGTGACTCATGTTCAACATGCGTTCTATTTCTTTTTGAGTTTCACGGCTGTCACCTTGAGCATTGTCCTCAGCTTCTTGTTCCTCACCGCCAATGTAAAATTTTAGTATGTTGGGTTTGCGTCCACGTTCAATCTTATAGTCAATGCCATTCCATTCAAAGTCCACTGTGACCAGCATGGCCTTGGCATTGGTCTTATTAACTAAATTATCTTTACGAATATTGGTTAGTGCTTCACCATATAAAGCATAACTAAGGGCATTAATGATAGTGGTCTTACCTGTGCCATTACGGGCGCCACTATCATCGCCTCCAAGATCAATATTTTTACCCAACACTAGAGTTAGATCTTTGCGATCAAAGTTTACTGCTTGTGTTGAATTACCAACACTCATAAAGTTTTTAACTGTTAAACTTTTTAATTTGAACATAGTTTAGTATACTATAGATTTCTGTAGATGTCTAATAATAAGTTTGGATCATAGGTATCACTTTGGATACTGGTCAATTGATTGGTTACAATAGTGTCAATTGATTCAAATGCCACGTTGCCTAACTGTATGTCTTCACCAATGGTCACATCTTTAACTGGTAGCAGAGTTAGTTCACGTAGATTATACGTACCAACGAATGTTTCTTTGATAAATGTTGCTTCTTCGTAGGTGATGTCAATATCTAATTTGACACGGCAGTGCATGTTTGTTAGTAGTAAATCTTCTGGCTTCTTAAGCACATCACTTAAATTATAAACTCTAAATCTGGGTTGATCAGGCCAAGCAAAGTGTTTTGCAGGTTGTCCCCACTCTAACACAGTCATACCTCTGTCATCGTCTCCAGCGTCTGCATAGTTATGTGGAAAGCAATTACCAACATAGGTAATGTTCTTGTTGGTCTGGCGTTTATGGAAGTGTCCACTGAACATGTGTCCAACACCTTTGAAATGATCTCTGGATATCTCACCCACGTCAGGCATCTGCACCATAGCATTCATATAAAAGGTAGGCAATTCAAAATGTCCAAACATATATTCTGCTTCAATCTTTTGCACCTTCTTGTGATCATCGCCTACTAACCAAGGCACAAAAGAAACATCACCTTCCTTGTGGAAGTCATTCATAATATGTATATTTGGAATGTGTCTAGCCCAGGCCGCTGACTGTATGTCCCGCTTGTCTCTGTAGTATAGATCGTGATTGCCTGGAATAAAGAATATGCGATCAAATGCCTTACTCAGTAATTCTATAGCGTTGAGGCTGTAGTTTAGTGTGACAATGTTTATGGCCGCACGGTTGTTGTGCCAGTCACCTAACATTAGACAAGTTTCACAACCTTCTTCTTTGGCTTTTTCGATAAACCATTTTACAAAGTTGAGACAATCTTCGTTGTGTAGTTGACTGTTAGATTTCAGACCAAAATGAATATCAGTCAGAATCGCCGCTTTCTTAAATAAATTTGCCATACAGTATATTATACCTTATTAAAAATGGTTTGTCTACGCTTTTGGTAATTTTAATAATTTTATTATTGTCCCACAGATGTCATGGTGGGTAAAAGTTTCTAATTTGTCAATGATCTTGGTCGTTTCATTATTGGCCAATGATTTTATATTATATCGCCAAGGACTTTCTAAAATATTAAATGATGTGTGATCAAAACTCTGTGTTGACGCCCAGTCTAGTAGTTCAGGTAACCAAAAGACATTCTGGGTATTAATGGTTGGATAAAGTTCAGTCTTAAATTGCTCTGACCTATGATCACTGTATTTTTTTATATTGTTGCAGACTGTAGACCAAGTAGCACCTACACGTTGTTGTTCAAATCTGTCTTCAATGTCATCAATACTAAAACTTAATTTAATTTCTTTAAAAGACTTCCAGTAATCAAAAAACTTTTCAGAATACACAGTACCATTGGTGTTGTAGTCTATCTTAATATTTTTAGACACTCCTAGATCAATTAATTTTTTTAAGAAATTAAAATGAGTTTTACTCATCAATGGCTCCCCACCATAGAGGTCTAGATATTTTATATTTGGTGCCAGTTCTAAAATTTGATTCCAAAATTGATCTGTGTCAGCCCATTTAACCTGATGTTTAAGATTATTTAGGTCTACCAATGACAGCAGTCCTTGCTGATAGTCTTGTTCAGCGATGGTTGAACTAGATTCTCTATTACAGATATTACAGGCCAAATTACAACTGTTGCCTAGATTAAGATCAAATAATTGTAAGTTATCAATAGTTTCATTTTGATAATCTATCTTATAATAGATATCTCTAAATTTGTGTTTGCCTGCCTGACGCATACTAGATTTACCTAGTTGTTCTTCAGTCCAACATTTATTACAACTAACAGGTTCTTTACCATTTAAAAAATCTTGCCTTAGATCCTTCATAAAGTCTGACAGATAAGCATCTTTAATAGAATCTTTATCTATATCCTTGTTGGGAATAGTTCCTTGAAATAGACAGCAAGGTTGAAATTTACCTACAGTGGATATTCTTAAATTGATCCAGGGATAGATACAAAACTTTTTAGGAAGATTAAAGTTAACAATTGGCAATTGATCTACAGATTCAAATTGAATAAAAAACTCAGGAATATCAACAAAGTTTAAAAGTTCGTTGATGATTTCTTTTTGTGACTGATGGTAGACGATGACAAGCCGTTCATCATCGTCATATTCAAGTTTTTTAAGTGAAATCAATTGATCATAAAGATCAGATAGTGATTTTTGGTTAACAGCGTTAACAATGCCTAAAATTTTATAATCATTCATTAGATTAATAAATTAGTCGTCGGCTCCATACCCACCGCCGCCAAAACCACTGTTCTGTCTAGTATAACTAGGTGCAAAGTTGTTCATTTCTAAAATGTCATCACGGATATTTTGGTTACGCTTTTCAATGTTTAACACACGAGTAAATGAGTTAGTGATTGCGGCCGTATAATAAGCAAACGGATTTTGACTCTTTGCTTCATCAAACTGTAGACCAATTTGGCTTAACTGTAGTAGTGCCTGTGACTTCATTTCATCATTATAGGTATATCCACGCCAGTTTGATCTAGTGGCATAACGTTCACACAGTTTAATAAACATGTGAGCTAGTTTGTCAGTCATCTGGCCATGATCTTTTGAAAATTTACCTTTTTCCAAATCACCTCGCCAATGACTTTTGCCTACAATAAATGGTTCAGAGTCTTCTGTAATTCTATAATGGAAGAACGGTGGAAAATTTACCTTAACATACTTAGTAGCACCTTTGGCTTTTTCAGGTTCGTCATCATATTCTGTAGTGATATCGTCATCTTCTGCTTCTTCTCTAGCCTTGGCATCTGCTTTGGCTTGTTTGACGTCGTCAATAGGAATGTGTTCCCAGGTCATTACACGAAATACCAAATCAGTTAACGGAATATCTTTGGTAGGAATAGCGTATTCGTCTAATTTTTTCTTAATACCATTTAAGAGATCAACCTCTTGTGCTTCTTTGGCTAATCGTTCAGAACGATTTTTGCGTGCTTCAGCAATATTTTTTTTATTAATAGAAGACACACTGTTTAAGATAATATCATATTGTCCATCTTTTGTCTTGTCTACAAAAGAACAGAAGGTCAATTTGCTTTTATGTATCTCTTTAAGAATGTCTTTATTGTTTAGGTAATTTACTTTTCTCATAAATTTTAGTTTCCTTTTATATGCTACTATTATAATGCCTATAAATATATAAAACAAGAGGATATTTATATTATGGCAGATTTTTCAGGTATGTTCAAATCCGTAACATCAAGTGTTGGCGGTAGTGTCAGTAAAATTGGTAGTTCTGCGTTTGACCTATTAGATCCTAGCAAAGCACGTCGTGCTATATCAGGACTACTTCCTGGTGGCTTACCTGGTATTGGCAAATTACTAACAAACATTGGCTTTAGTCCTATGGGTGAAGCCGGTGCCATTGAAGACGATTGGCGTGTGCGTATTAGTTTACCTGATAAATCAAACATATTCTATAAAAATGCCGTTGAAACAGGTTCTCCTGAAAATTCATTAATGGGTCCATTAATTGAAACAAATGGAGTGATATTTCCTTATCTTCCTAGTATTACAGTGAGTCATTTGGCCAATTACAATCCTGCCAGCCTCACACATAGTAATTATGCACAGCAATTTTACCAGAACAGTGAAGTGAGTGACATTTCAATATCGGGAGAATTTACTGTACAAAATGTAGCAGAAGGACAGTATCTAATGGCCGCTATCTATTTCTTCCGCTCAGCAACCAAAATGTTTTTTGGCCAAGGATCAAATGCAGGTAATCCGCCACCAATGGTATTCTTAGACGGCTATGGCAGTCATTACTTTCCGCATGTTCCTTGTGTAATCACTAACTTTACACACGTTCTTCCAAATGACGTAGACTATCTACAGATACCTGTAACTACAACATCACTTGAAGAAGTTGCAGTACCTGAAGAAACAGGTAATTTTGGTTCAGTACAAAATGCAGAATATGTTCCAGGCCTATTACAAAGTGAAACACAGAAACTACCATCATTGACAGGTGGCACACAAACAACCAAAATGCAGTTTACTAACCTAACATCATATTCTAGAGTACCAACACAGAGTACGATAACTATTACTGTTAGACCAGTTTACAGTCGTAAAAATTTACATGAAAACTTTGATCTTGATAAATTTGCCGCTGGTAAATTATTACAGAATAAAGACCTAGGCACAGGAGGATTCCTATAATGGCAGTCAAGTACAGCAAAACTAGCCCTTATGCTAATACCGACACGTTTGGATTTTTCCTTGATGTTGCTACATTTAGAGACATTCCACGCGACCCTAGTGACGTACAATATCAAATTGACAATGTTTATCAATATCGTCCTGATCTATTAGCAAATGACCTTTATGGCGACAGTGCTTTGTGGTGGGTGTTTGCTCAACGTAATCCAAATACTATCCAAGATCCCATCTACGATTTTCGTCCAGGTGTTGTTATCTATGTGCCTAAAAAGGAAAATATAACAGCGGCTCTAGGATTATAACATGGCATCTCAAGAATCAATTGATAAGGCCCAGGCGCTAAGGAAACAAATTGAAACGGCTGAAGCTCGTCGGGCTGAAATTAAAGCCATTACAAATCCTACAGATGCACAACAAAGAGAACTTAGAAGTTTAAATAATCAAATTTCTCATGCACAGTACCAGTTTCGTACAGATAAAGATTTATTAAGCCTAGCAAACGAAAATATGAGTGCAGGTGATAAACTTTCTGTGTTTGGACTTGCATCAGGAACAGTTGGTGGGCTTGATAGTCCAGTGGCCGCTACTGGTTTATTAGAAGCAGGTGTAGCATTACAAAGTGTAGAAGAACAGTTTGAAACAAAAACAGAACCAGAAACATCTAAAGGCAAACCTGACAGTACAGAAACAACAAAACAAAACACAGATGCAGTTGGAGATCCTTTACCAAATCAACTACACCAATATGCAAGTTATGCCTATTCTCTTAGTTGGCACTTACTCACAGTAGATGAGTATAACAAGGTTGTGGAGACACAAGAGTATGTGGCAAACAAAGTGCTGGTAGCCAGTGCTGGCAGATATAACGATATTAAAACTGGTGATCGTGCATTCAACAGAAGTTCTGTGTTTTCTGATGATTTCTATTTTGAAGGATTAGAATTTGATACAGTAATTGGCATAACTGAAATGTCAAGATCCACTAATGCCATCAGCCTTGATTTTACTTTAGTTGAACCATACGGAATGACTTTAGTCAACAAAGTAGCAGAAGTATGTTCATCAAGCGAAGTGGGATCAATTGACAACTATACTCATGCACCCTATCTATTACAGATTGATTTTTATGGCATGGACGACACCGGCAACATTACAGGTATCATTTCTGGAATAACCAAACGAATACCAATCAAATTGGTTAGTATGGGTATAAACATTACCAATAGAGGTAGTGAATATAAGATTAAAGCAGTACCATTTAATCATAGTGCTTATGATCTAACATCAGTACAGACACCAGCAAATTTTGAAATTACCGCACAGACAGTGGCAGGTTTTTTTCAAAGTTCAGAATCTGAAAAAGAATTATTTAAAACTGTTGCTATAGAAGAACGATCAGATAACAATATTGCACGTAGAACATCCAACTCTGACTTTGTTGGTCCTGATGGACAGATTAACAACAATGTTACAGAATCTTTGTTTGGGGCTGACTCAGCATATCTACTGTTAAAAGATCCAATTTATAAAGTAAAGAGTTACGGTAGTGCTATCAACAGTTGGAACCAACGATTAACAGAAACAAATAAAATACAATATCCTGATACTTACTTTTTTAAATTTGATAAAACTATTGGAGAATCAAGCATAACCACTGAAGGTACAACTAGTCCTAAAAATACTAGTATGACCAATCTCAAAAATAAAAAAGAACCAATCAGTATCAGAAGAACTAATATTGGAGCATCTACTAGAGACTTAGACTATAATGTTACTACAATCTCTATTAATGCTGGTACTACCATTGACATGTTATTAAACTACATAATCAGACACAGTCAATACATTAGAGAGCAAATAGTAATTCCTGAATCCTTTGCTACTACAGATGCGTATATTGCGGCTAAGAAAAAATTTGCTGATTCACCAATGTCCTGGTTTAAAATAGTACCAACAGTTAAATTAAAAAACTTTGACAAAATCAAACAGGTATGGTCACGTGATATAACCTATCACATTGTTCCATATAAAGTGTATAATACCAAATTAGATATTATGCCACAGAAAACACAGACCCATCCTGTCAAAGTCTATAACTATCTATACACAGGAAAAAATGACGACATTTTAGATCTAGAATTAAAATTTGATTTCTTATACTTTACTGCTTTAACTCCATATAGAAGCCATCAGACCACTGTGAATCCTATGGCCCAAGCCACAGAAGAAACAAGGAATACCAATCCAGGCGGATACATGCCTCAATACGAGGGAGTAATATCAAATAACCCCAATGCTGTGCAACCTAATGTGATACAGCATCAATATAATTCGCGTGAATCAGCAACAGGACATCATATCACTGCTAAAGATCAAGCAGTGGCAGATGCGGCCACCAGTCTATTAAGTGGCAGTATGGGAGATATGATACAGGTTAAACTATCTATCATTGGTGATCCTGATTACATCAAACAGGATGATGTATTTTATCCACCTAGATATACAGTTGATGAAAAGATTGACAATACAACAGACTTTGACCCTAGACTAACTGCAAATGGTAGCTTAATAACTGATCATGGTGAACTTTACGTACAAATTTTATTTAGAACACCTACTGACCTTGATGAAAGTACAGGCATGATGAAATTTGATAAAAATCAAATTGCTATGTTTTCAGGAATGTATCGTGTGGTCAGAGTCGTTAATAAATTTAGTAGAGGACAGTTTATACAGGATTTAGAATTGGTTAGAATGCCTAGACAAAGTGCCTATGACTATGTAGTAGGCAATAAACTTCGAGGTAGTGAATCTAAAAAAGAACGTACAGAAGATTTAAACATTGACAAAGGTATTGGTGCTGGAGACACCGAGATAGGTGCACCCGACGATTCAACAGCATCTACTGCACCAGGAGATGAAGATGTCCCTACCCAAGCAGAACCACCAGCACCGGACGTAACGCCAGATGAACCTGAAACATCTCAAGTAGAGGACTTAAAAGATATTAGAGAAAATGCAGAAGAAGAACCAATAACAAATCAAAATGAACCAACATCTGAGGTACCACCACCGGAGCCAGTAACTCCAGTTACACTACCAGATGGAGTAACTCAAGATAGGTTTGGCAGTTATCAATATAAAGGACTTACTGTGCCTGCAGGTGTAGAACCAGGATCTGCTGAATTTAATCGGACTATTACTGCAATTGATAATCAACAAACTATACAGGTTCAAGCGGTTAATCCTAGCACCGGGCAGACAGCAACAAGAGAGTTTAATGGTGACTGGAAAGCAAGTAATATATCAAGAGCAGAAAATAATGTTGACTTTGCTGAAAGTGAGCTCAAACGCTTTGACCAGAAAGTTAACAGTGGGTTCTTTGATCGAGATGGTAAAGGTATAAGTGCCGAGACTCAGGCTAAACTAGATGCCGCCCGAGAAAGATATGTGGCTGATGTTGCGGCGGCTAAATCCACATTATCACAAGCCCAGCAGGGTGATGTTGTTCTTACTCCAAATTCACGATAGGAAATAATAAATGGCAATCAATCATAGATTAGGTACAAAAGTTAGTAAAAATCTTCGTCGTGAAGAAGCGTCTGCTACACGAATTGAACCATATCCGTACATAGGTATAGTTAAAAATAATCTTGATCCTTCACGTAGTGGCAGACTACAGGTATGGATTCCTGACCTAGGTGGTGATCCGCAAGATGCTCAAAACTGGCGTACTGTAAGTTATGCTAGTCCATTTATGGGTACAACCACACATCCTATTAAGAATAATACTATTCCTAGTAAGTCTAATAAATTTGATACTGTAAGCCATACCTATGGCATGTGGATGATACCTCCTGATCTTGACGTTGAAGTCATTGTAATATTTGTAGCAGGTGATCCTACTAGAGGGTATTGGATTGGTTGCGTTAATTCAAATGTTAGTAAACATATGACTCCCGGGGTTGCCGGCAGTACCAAATATGATATTTCTAATTCTTCGCCTGAAACACAAAAAGCAATTACAGCTCTAGAGCGGGCTAATATACAACCACAACCTCCAGTGGTTGAGTTTAATGAGTACAACGAAAACGCATTTAAAAGCCAAGCATTTTATAATAATAAAAAACCCGTACACGAATACCAATTTAAAAAATTAAGAGAGCAAGGTCTTGATTGTGATCCTTATAGAGGGGCAACTACCAGCAGTAGTCAACGTGAAACTCCTAGTAATGTTTTTGGTATATCAACACCTGGAAGACCCTACAATGATCCTGCAGATGACACAGAATTAGTACAAAAGATTTTAGACGGTAAACTTAACGAAGACTTCTATAGATTTAACACTAAAAAAGGCGGACATGTCTTTGTAATGGATGATGGGTCAATAACTGGTGCTGATCAAATGATTAGACTACGCACAGCCAATGGTCATCAAATAACCATGCACGACTCAGCAGACATGTTGTATATTGCTCATGGCAGTGGTAACAGTTGGTTAGAAATGACCAGTAGTGGTAGTGTCAATGTTTACAGTAAAGGTAGCCTAAACATTAGATCTGAAACTAATATAAATCTACAGGCAGATAATAATGTCAACATTGAAGCAAAGAATAAAATAAACATCAGATCAACAAACAAAACTCAGATGGATCTTGGAAGTTTTACTATGATAACAGCAGGAGCAATTAATCTTGCATCTAATGGTATAACCAATATCAAAAGCCAACAAGGATTCAACGTTGATGCTACAGGAGCAATATCTGTTCTAGCAGGTGGCAAACTAGCATTAACAGGTAGTCAAATTTTAGAAAACAGTGGCGGTGAAAAGAAACTTAAAATGCCTAAACAACTTGTGACTAATAAATTTCCTGATGTAGGTCTGAACAAAGATGTTGGACTATATGTGTCAACTCCTAACAGTTTTGACAGTGTGGTCACTGCGGCTCCTACACACGAACCATATGGTAGATTCCAACCTACTTGGTCACCAATTGACGCAGGTCGATTTGATGTTTCTGCTTATGCTACTAAAGAGAATTTAGATAAAACTGTACAGAAATTACCATCAGGTGAGTACACTGGATCAGTTGATGCTGTTAAAGATGCTAAAGGCACAGAAGTTAAAAATGCCGCAGGTGATAAACAATTAAGAGTTCAACCTACGTCTAATCAAACATTAGGTCCATTAGAACCTGATGACATGACAGCCTACTACACACAGTTAGGACAGAGTGAAAGCAGTGGGGACTACACATCAACCAATGAGCTAGGCTATGTTGGTAAGTACCAAATGGGCCATAGTGCTCTAATAGACGCTGGACTAGTAAAATCATCAGTGACCAGTAATGCTGATCTTAATAATCCAAATAATTGGTTAGGAAAAGATGGACAACCTGCTAGCCTAAATGAGTTTTTAAATACTCCACAAGCACAGGAAGATGCTGTAAAACTTTACACACAGAAAAACTATAATACCTTGTTAAATAATGGTGGAATTACTAAAGAAATGTCAAAAGAAGAGATTGGCGGCATGCTTAGTACTGCACACCTATTAGGTGCAACTGGTGCTAAAGATTGGCGTAATACAGGAGCAGGTGCAGATGCTAACGGAACTACAGGCACAGACTACTTCCAACGAGGTAAGTATGCTGTTAGTGTGTTAGGTCCTAAAGTGCCACAAATTAACGCTGGATAAATATTATTATGGCTACAATGTATAAAGGATTTAGTACAGTTGGTAGAAACAAGAAGTTTCGTTTAACTGACTTTGAACTAGTAAAACAGGATCTTGTTAATCACTTTCATATCCGTAAAGGTGAGAAGTTAATGAATCCTAACTTTGGCACGATCATATGGAACGTGCTACATGAGCCACTAACAGAAGATCTTAAAAGCGTAATTACTACAGATATCAAAGATATTGCTAATTATGACCCTAGAGTATCTGTTGACAAGGTCATTGTTACAGAATATGATCAAGGCATACAAATAGAATTAGAACTTAGATATCTTCAAACTGATCAAACTAATTTAATGAATCTAAGATTTGATCGTCAAACAGAAAATCTTATAGCAAATTAAATACGCACTTTTTTCCTTGAATAAATATAGTATAACAGGAAAATAAGTATGGCTATAACTACAAGACAAACAAGTTTATTAGTTGCTGAAGACTGGACCAAAGTCTATCAAACTTTTCGTAATGCTGACTTTAAGAGTTATGACTATGAAACTCTAAGAAAGTCAATGGTTGATTATCTCAGGTTGTATTATCCTGAGGATTTCAATGACTTCATTGAATCAAGTGAATTTGTTGCATTGATTGACCTATTATCATTCTTAGGTCAAAGTTTGGCATTTAGAACTGATCTTAATTCACGTGAAAACTTTATTGACACAGCACAACGTCGTGACAGTATCTTAAAACTAGCAAGACTGATCAGTTACAACCCTAAAAGAAATATACCAGCATCAGGTCTACTCAAATTTGACTCTGTGAGTACTACTGAAACAGTGTTTGACAGTACAGGATTAAATCTTGCTGGTTTAGTAGTTAATTGGGCTGATTCAGCCAACGACAATTGGCAAGAACAGTTTACTGCTATTATCAACGCTAGTCTTAATACTAATCAGGTTATTGGTAAACCAAGTAACACACAATTAATCAATGGTGTTACTAATGCTGAATATCAGGTTAATCTAATCCCTAATGTGATTGGTACTTATAGTTTTCAACCAAACATTGAAAACGTGCCTATTACCTTTGAAGCAATAAGCCCTACTAGTTCAAATAGAACCTATATCTATGAAGCAGATCCAAGACCAAATAGATCATTTAATCTTTTATATAAAAATGATAATCTTGGCAACAGCAGTAATAACACAGGTTTCTTTTTATATTTTAAACAAGGCGAACTTAAGAGTGTTGATTTAAATTTTACTGAAAGTATTCCTAACAGAGTTTATAGTATCAATGTTGACAATATTAATAATAGTGACGTATGGTTATACAGTCTTGATTCATTGGGCAACGAAAGCACATTATGGGAACAGGTTCCTGCTGTTGGTGTTACCAATGTAATCTATAACAAAGGTACTAATAGAACAGTCTATCAGATCAATACCAGAGCCAACGATCAAATTGATCTAGTATTTGGCGATGGTGCATTCGCCACAGTTCCTCAAGGACGGTATAGACTCTATTATAGAGTAAGTAATGGCCAACAGTACAAGATTACACCCGATGAGATGCAATCTATAACTGTTCCTATTAATTATGTTAGTAAGACAGGTAGAATTGAAACATTAAATATAACTGCTAGTTTGCAATACACAGTGGCCAATGCGGCAACTAGAGAAACTATTGAGGATATTAGACAGAAAGCACCTCAACAATATTACACACAAGATCGTATGGTATCAGGTGAAGATTATAATATTCTGCCTTATACCTTGTTCAGCAACATACTTAAAGTTAAAGCAATTAACAGAACAAGTTCAGGTGTAAGTCGCTATCTGGACGTTATTGATACCACAGGTAAGTATTCTAGTACCAACGTGTTTGCCCAGGATGGTATGCTCTATCGCAATCCTACGATAACAACATTCAGTTTTGAATATAATACTAGAAATGATATCTATAGAGTAATATTCAATCAAGTAAAACCAATTGTAGCAAAACAACAAACATTACAATTTTTCTATGCTTATTATCCTTTACTAGCAGTCAGTGACGGTTACTGGCATAAATCAACAACCATTGCCAATGGTTGTACAGGATTTTTCGTCAACAGTCTTGATAGACCAATTCAGATAGGTGAAGGTGTAAGTAGTAACTATGGTTACATACTACCAAGAGCTATTGTTAAATTTTCTGCTGGTAGTGGTAATTACTTTGATTCTAAAAATAGAATACAATCAGGTACTCCGTCAAAAGATGGAGACAAGTATTATATCTATGCGGCAGTACAAGATCTTGTAGGCGACGGAACCAATGGAGGACTAGGAAATCTAAGTAATGGCTCAGGACCTGTAACCATTAACCAAAACGTTCCTGAAGGTGCTGTAGCACAGGAAGTGTTTGCTGTGTTTAACAATGAGTTTCCTACAGATTTAATCATTGAAATGATCAACTATATTGAAGCTTTCCAAGACTTTGGTCTAAGATATAACATGGAAACTTCAGCTTGGACTATCATTTATCCTGAAAATTTAAGTACAGCAGAGTTTAGCCTAACAAATGCTGGCAACACCAGTGGCAATGGTCTAGACAGTAGTTGGACTATTATCTTCCAAACAGTAGAACAGACCTATAATGTGACTAGTAGAGGTCTTGAATACATATTTGAAAGTGTGAGAGAAACTAATTTTTATTTTGATAATGATGTTAAAATTTATGACCCAAAGACAGGATTAACAATTAGTGATCAGGTTAAAATTCTTAAAATCAATACGAAACCAGACGATATAGAAGCATTAGCTTTGGACTATCCATGGTTTATCTATGATAAGATCACTGAAGTTGATGGTTATGAGAATCCTAATAGAATTCAAGTAACATTCCCTGATACTGATAACGATGGTATTCCAGACAATCCAGAATTATTTGAACTCATAGTAGCACCTGATGTAAATTCACAAAACAAATATGTGTTTTTTGAAAATGTAGTTGGCTATGATAATTTTATCAACGAACAACCATATGACAATAACAGTGTGGTTACTGAGTATTCGTCATTGAGAGACATACAATCATCTGCTACATTATATACAGATGGTCAGATATTTTATGTACCAGATGATGACATATTTTATAAATTAACAGTCAATGGCGCAGTATACACACTAACAGAACAAACAGAGTTTACAGCCAAAATTGGTCGTCAGGATATCTATTTTCAATATCGTCATAACTCCCCAAACTACAGACGTATTGATCCAAGTCCAAACAACATTATTGATCTTTACATATTAACCAAACAGTATGCTGACGATTATATTGCTTGGATACAGGATACATCAAATACTGTTAGTGAGCCACAAATTCCAACAGGTGACGAATTAGAATTAGAGTTTAGTAAATTAGAAAAATATAAGAGTGTAAGTGACACAGTGATCTATAACCCTGCAAAATTTAAACCTATATTTGGTGCAGAAGCAGATCCTAGTCTTCAGGCAGTGTTTAAAGTTGTTAAGAATGCTAGTGTGGTGGTTAGTGACAATGATGTTAAGACTTCTGTGATTGCGGCTATCAACAGTTATTTTGATATTGCCAATTGGGACTTTGGAGAAACATTTTATTTCAGTGAACTTAGTGCATACCTCCATAGTGTTCTAGCACCAAACATAGCCAGTGTGATTATTGTACCGTCAAGTCAGTCTAGCAACTTTGGTAGTTTGATGCAGATCAATGCTGAATATAATGAAATCATTGTTAGTTCTGCAACAGTAGACAATGTACAAGTAATTGCGGCTATTACAGCGGCACAACTTAATCAAATATCTTTATAATGGATAGGTAAACATCAATGGCCGTAAGAAAGACTCTTAATTTATTACCAGGTATATTCCGTACTGATACAAATGAAAAATTTTTATCAGCAACCATTGATCAATTGGTTTCAGAACCAAATCTTACCAGAGTACACGGGTACATTGGAAGAAAGTTTGCTCCTACATATAAGAAAGGTGATAGTTACGTTACAGAGTCAAGTTTTAACAGACAAAACTATCAACTTGAACCTAGTATAGTTGTTAAAGACAAAGAAGATAATGTTGAATTTTTTAGCAGTTATATTGATCTAATTAATCAGATCAAATATTATGGTGGTATTACAAACAATCATAACAGACTGTTTGACAACGAATATTATACATTTGATCCACACATTTCTCTTGATAAACTAATTAATTTTACTCAGTACTATTGGTTGCCTAATGGCCCAGATCCAGTCAACGTAAGTACTGAAGGTGTTGACCTTACTAAAACATTCACCGTGACTAGAGATGCTAGTACCAATCAATACATTTTTGATGACAACGGCACAATTACTAATAACATTACACTAGCACGTGGTGGTAGTTATGAATTTGTTTTAGATCAAACAGGTAATCCTTTTTGGATACAAACAGAATTAGGAGTTGATGGTAAATTAAATTCTACTCCAACTATTAGTTCTAGATCTGTGTTAGGCGTCACCAACAATGGTGCTGATTCAGGAACAGTGACATTTAATGTTCCACAGTCTAATGCACAAGATAGATTTATTAAAATGGCATCAGTTTACAATGTAGACTATGCTACTCCATTGGCCTACTCAGAATTACACAATCGTTACCTATCATCATTCTTAGAAGAATATCCACAATACGCTGGCATTACTGGCAATCTAGATGGAAAAACTTTAATTTTTATTGATGTAGAAACATTAATCAACCTTGGTGAACCTGCGTGGACTGCACCAACTGTAATAAATCCTGATGGTAATCCAGAACCAACCTTAGATGCAGGTGTAATAGTTCCAGATGCAGATCGTTACGGTGTGTGGAAAGTTGTATTTTCTTCTGGTGGTATTAATGATCCAATAATTAGATTAGTACCAGTACAATCAGTTGATATTAACGAAAAAGTTTTTATTAGATATGGTGTACTCAATGCTAATAAAGAATATTACAAAGATTACGATGGTTTCTTTCATGAAGTGCCATTACTTTCTAGTACAAAAAATACGTTGTACATACAAGATGAAAATGACACTGAAATTTATAAATCAATTAAAATTGTTGAACCAACAGGTTGGTCAATTGATGTTGACAATGACATCTTAGGAAAGAAAACATACACCAGTCCAAATGGTATTGTGTTTACCAGTGGTCTTAAAATTAGATTTGGTACTGATGTTACTCCTAGTACCTATGCTGACAAAGAATATTATGTTGAAAACGTTGGTGATAGTATTAGATTAGTTGATGTTGAACTAATGGTCACTCCGGAGACTTATTTAGATGAGTTAGCTTTAAATTATCCTGATGAAATATTTCCTGACTATATTACTATTGTACGTGGTAGTATTGATCTTAATGCTTGGTCAAGAAACAATCGCTGGTTCCATCAGGACATTATTATAGCCACAGCAGGATATAATAACACACCTATTGAATTAGATCAAAATGCTCGTGCTAAGAGACCTATTGTACAGTTTGAATCAAACCTAAAATTATTAAATTATGGTACCATTGGTAAAAGACAGATCAATATATTAGATACTACTACTGCTGACGCATTTAACGAGTTAGAAGGTAAAACATATACCATAGCAGTTGGTACAGAGTTATTTGACGGCATGCGTATTCTATTTGCCGCTGATAATGACCCATTGGTAAGAGATAAGATTTATGTTATTAATTTAGTACAATATGAAGCAGACCCAGTTACTGGATTGCCTACTGGCGATTATCATATTAAATTAACTATTGCTGATGATGGTGATGCTGATGTCAATGACAGTGTAGTAGTCACAGATGGTCCATATAAAGGATCCCAATGGTGGTATGACGGTAACCAATGGTATGAAGCACAACAAAAAACAGGATTGAATCAAGCACCATTGTTTGATGTATTTGATTTAAATGACAATAGCCTAACAACATATTCACGATCAACTTTTGCAGGTAGTAAGATATTTGGCTATAAAGTTAATACTGCTAACACTGCTGACCCAATACTTGGGTTTGGATTAAGTTATAGATCCTTTACCACTCAAGGTGACATTGAATTTACTAACTTCTTCGATACTGATACGTTTGAGTATACCAATGGACAAGATGTTATCGTAGATTCTATAGCTCAAGGATTCTTACATAAAATTACAGGTAGAGAAACATACTTAATAAAAAATGTTTGGCAAACTGTAGTTGAACCAAGCAAACAATACCAATTAATTGAATTTACCTATGATGAATACAACTATCCTTTTGTATTAGATATTACTCCACGTGCCGAACAAACAACCCCAAATGTTAAAGTTTTTTTAAATAATCAATTATTAAAATCAACACAGTGGACTTTAAGTTCTAATAGAGAGTTGACTTTAACACCAACACTCAATGCTGGTGATAAAATTATAGTAGCTGTCTTTAGTGATCAGGTTAGTAAATTAGGGCACTATGAAGTTCCTAGCAATCTAAACCTAAATGCACAAAATATTGATCTAGACACATTAACGTTAGGTCAAATGAGAAACCACTTAGTGGCTTTGAGTGAAAATAGTAAAGAATTAGATGGCAATGTACTTGGTGCAAGTAATCTTAGAGATATAGAACTAAAAGCACAAGGTGGTAATATTCTTCAACACAGTGCCCCTGTGCCATATTCAGCATTGTTCTTGCTAGATAAAGAAGCAAATTTTGTTAACAGTGTCAGACTAGCACAACAAGAATATTCAAAATTTAAATATAAATTCTTAGAACTTAGTTCAACTCTTTCAGGAGTTGACCCAACTGATCCTGTGGCCACTGTTGATTTGATTCTAACAGAAATTAATAAAATTAAAAATGCAACTTTCCCTTGGTATTACAGTGACATGGTACCATATGGTCCATTAAAAACTATTGTAGCAGATGTTGGGTATACTATCTTTGATCCATTGGTTAGATCATATGAAATTATTAATGTGTTTAATAATAGATTGTTAAGTAACCAGGCAATTTTAGTTTACCTCAATGGAGTTCAGTTAGTAATTGATAAGGACTATTACTTTAATCAAGATCGTCCTGCAGTTACAATAAATGAAACAGTGACTCTTGAAGTAGATGATATATTAACCATAGTTGAATATTCAAACACTGACGGTAACTATATACCTGAAACACCAACCAAGTTAGGACTTTATCCTAAGTTTATTCCAGAAGTATTTGAAGATGATACCTATAGAACTCCAGTAATTGTGATTAGAGGGCACGACGGAAGTCTAACTCCTGCATTTGGTGATTATAGAGATGACGTATTATTAGAATTAGAAAAACGTATCTATAATAATATTAAAGTACCAATGCAACTCAGCTTTGAAGATATCTATAATGTACTGCCAGGTAGATTTAGAGACAATGATTATACTATCAATGAAGCAAACAGAATATTGTCTAAAGGATTTTTGAATTGGATTGGTAATAACAAAATTGATTTCTCAGAAAATGTAACATTCAAAAACAATGACGCATTTACTTGGAATTACTCAGGTGTGCCTGATAGATTAGATGGCAGTGACCTGCCAGGTAGTTGGAGAGCCTGTTATCAATATTTTTATGATACAGATGCACCAAATACACGTCCATGGGAAATGTTAGGATTTAGTATCAAACCAGACTGGTGGGAAGGTTATTATGGACCTGCACCTTACACTGGTGGTAATGCTTTATTATGGGAAGATCTTGAACAAGGTCGTATTGTAGACGGTGATCGTGCCGGTATTGATCCTTTATTTGCTAGACCTGGTCTTACTACTATTATTCCTGTAGATGCCAATGGTGGGCTAATACCACCAAGCAGTATCTTATGTAGAAATCTTAGAGCATCATCAGCTAGCAAGTCCTGGACAATAGGTGAACAAGGTCCTGCTGAAATTGCATGGCGCCGTTCAAGTGAATTTCCTTATGCTGTACAGATTGCTATGGCGTTGGCTAAACCAGGAAAATATTTTGGTCTAAACATTGACATTGACGACTATAGAAAAAATAATGAATTAGGACAATTTATTAATAGTAATTCTCATCATATTAGACAAACTGATGTAAGTTACAACGGGTACTTAAATTCAGAAAATTCAATCTATAGAACTGCTAGTTATCTTAACTGGATAGCAGATCAATTAATTAATTTAGGTATAGATCCTTCTGCTAGATTATCATTGCTAGTTCAACGTTATCAAGTCCAATTAGCCTATAAGATGGCAGGGTTCAGCGATCATAGATTCCTGCAGGTTCTAGCTGAGCAAAGTTCGCCATCAAGTACTAATGAAAGTATTGTTATACCAGATGAAAACTATGATATTCATCTTTACAAATCAACACCAGTTGACAGGCTAGTCTACAGTGCTGTGATTGTTGAAAAAACAGACAGTGGATATACAGTAAAAGGTTATGATGTATCTAATCCTTATTTTACTATCATCCCAAGTGTGGTTAATAGTAATGCTAGAAAAATTAAAGTTCTTGATAAAGAAGGTGTAGTATATCTAGACTACCAACCAATTAAACTTACAGTGCCTTATGGCTATGAATTTAAAACACTTCAGCAGACTGTAGATTTCTTAATTAGTTACGAAAGATACTTAATGTCACAGGGTTTTACTTTTAACAAGATAGAAGAAGAGCTTGGTGAAATTAAAAACTGGAAATTGTCAGTCAAGGAATTGTTATTCTGGGCTCAACAAGGTTGGAATTCAGGTAGCATTCTAGTACTAAGTCCTATATCAAATTCTATTGCTGTTAGTACCATTGGGGCTATTGTTGACGAAGTGTCGGATAGGCAGTACGAGTCAAGAGTAGTTGACCAAAACTTTAAATTGATCAAACGTAACAAATATAATATCACACGTTCGCCTGAAGAGTTTACTCTAACTTTAACTGATGCAAATAGCATAGTAGGTTATATAGAATTAAATCTTGTTCAATATGAACACACTTTGATATTTGACAATTCTACAGTGTTCAATGACATTATTTACAAACCTGAATTAGGTAGTAGACAGTACCGTTTGAAACTTATTGGTCAAAAGACAGGTGATTGGAATGGTAGTATGTATGCTCCTGGCTTCATATATGGCAGTGCTGTAACACAGACATGGAATTCAGGAAAAGACTATCTCAAAGGAGACATAGTCAAATATAAAGATCAATTATTTGTAGCATTGAATAATGTACCAGCAACTGCGGAATTTGATTTTACTAAATGGAAATTGTCTGACGCTGGGCAATTTAATAAAGGATTACTTACAAACTTTTCAAGTAACGCCACAAGATCAAAATCATATTATGATTCTAAAGGTTACTTCCAAGATCAAAATCAGTTACAGTACAGTCATGGTTTGATTGGTTTTAAACCCAGACAATATTTGTCAGACATTGGCTTAGATGAAAGTACACAGATTGAATTCTATAAAGGCTATATCAAACAAAAAGGTACAGCAAACAGTATTGAAGCTTTGACTAATGCTCAGTTTAGTAATCTAGATAGTCAAATTAATTTTTATGAAGAATGGGCTATACGTGTTGGAGAATATGGCGCATTGGATACTAACCCTTACATTGAAATTGTATTAGATGAAAAAGAGTTTGGGGTTAATCCTGCTAGGGCAGAATTTTTAACAGCAGAAGATGCAGGTCTAGCAGATGGATTGACTAAGTTTAGTAAAACTGAACTATATAGAACTGCTGAAAGTTTCTCAGGATATATAGCACTTAACCGTACGGACGAAAGTGACTATGATAATGATATACCAACAGCTGGTTATGTTAATATTGATGATGTTGATACAACTATATTTGATCTAACAAACTATCAAGAACTTAATAGTAAGATAGATGAAATAGGCACAGGTTATAGAATTTGGGTAGCAAAAAATTTCAGTCAAGAATGGGACGTTTTACGTGTTACAGAAACTGATAACAATGTTATTGGTGTAAAAAATGATCTAGACGGGTTCGTAACATTTACATTTGAACAACCACATGGTTTAGAAAAAGAAGAACTATTCTTCCTTAAACAATTTATAACAGAGTTTAATGGATTTTATCGTGCTTATAAGATTGTTGATCTTAACAGCATCATGGTTGAGTACGCAGGTGATACTACAAACCTAACATCAATTGATGGTCGCGGCTTATTGTTTAAATTAGATAGTATGCGATTTTCCTTTATGGAAGACAGTCGTGTGTACGGATTAACTAATCCAAAACACGGTTGGAAGATTGGTGATAAGATTTGGATTGATACTGACGCGGCAACTAGCCTTGTACAAGGTCAGCCCGTTAACACTGTACAAAATACTTGGAAAGTTTATGAAAAACAACACCCGTGGTCATTGAAATCAGGCATTTCTAAACCAGTTGGTTTGCAATCTAATGCAGATACCTACGGTAGTTCAGTTAGAATGAGTTATGATCTGTCTACTATTGCTGTGGGTGGAGAAACTGCATCTAGATATGACGTTATCACTGATACAACAACAGCAGGAGTTGGCGAGGTTAATCTATTTGTTAGAAACTATGACAACGAATATGAACACTCAGTGGTTATAAGTCCATCAACAGGTAATACATACGAGTTTGGATCATTTGTTGACTTTGCTATTGATAGATTAGGTGTAGGTTCTCCAGGCAGTGAGTCAGATTTAGGTTTTGTACATATCTACAATAGACCTGAAGGGCAGGCTGGTTGGAATATTGGTCAGGTTGTTGTAGGTAATGTTGCTTCTACAGGTGACAGATTTGGATCATCTATATCATTTGATGAATCAGGTCGTTGGTTATATGTTGGTGCTCCTGGCAATGATCTGGTCTATGTCTACGGATTAGATGAAACCATAGAACTTGAATCTGGAACGGTACTACCTGACGGTGTAGACGTTAATGTGGCAATACCATTTACTCCACAGATCACAGACGATGCAGATTCACTATTAGTTAAAAATAAAAATACCACCTTTGTTCCAAACATTGACTATGTAGTCGATGGCGGTAATATTCAATTTAATTTTGTTCCACCAGTAATTGAACTAGACATTATCCAACAACCTTACTATGTTTATGTTGACACACTTACGGGAAATGCAAGTAGTGAGTTTGGTTACTTTATGGATTCAAGTTTAGATGGTGCACAGTTAGGTATTGGTGTACCAAATGATCCAGTGACAGTTAACGAAACAGTTGATAAGATAAAACATGGTAGAACATATACTATTGTGTCTAATGTAAGTACAGATTTTACCACAGTTGGTGCGGCCAACAATATAGTTGGTACAACCTTTGTTGCCAATACTACCAGTTTGGTTGGAGCATTCACAGGTGATGGAACAGTTTCTACAGTATATGCTGGTGCAGGGTCAGTACACGTTTATGATCGTGTAATTGAGGCATTTGATAGTACTGACAGCACTGACTATGTTGTTACAGGAACCATTGGTAGAATTTATAGAGTACTAGTTGATGACATAGAAGTTGATAGAAGTAGATATTCTATTGTTGGATCTAACACTGTTAGATTTATCACACCATTGGGTGTGGGCAAAGTTGTCTATGTAGAAACTAATGAATTTAATTTGCTTGAGCTATTAACTGGTACCATAGTACAAGAAGGTGCAAGATTTGGAACAAGTCTAACAATCTGTTCTAACAACTGTGCGATCTATGTAGGTGCACCATATTATGACAATGGCTCATCATATAACACAGGATCAGTGTTTAAATTCCATCACAGAGGAAGATTATATGGTACTAACACAGGTAGTATACAAGATCCTACCTTTGTACCAAACGACACAATACGTTTAGATAACTTTGAAGTTAAAGTCAAACTTAGACTCAGTGAAACAGTCACAGTATCAGAAGGTGATTTTATCACACAGTCTAGTTCAGGTGCTAATGTTACTGTTACAGCAGACTCGCCTACTGGTGGTTCAGTAACAGTTTCAATATCTGATTATAACAATGCTAATGTGTTCACACTAGGATCTGGCGTGGTTTCAATCAATGGAACACCCACAACTGCTTATCCAAGAAGAACTACACTTGACGAATGGGTAGAAGATATCAACAGTGCTAACTTATTAGGTATCACTGCTGTTAACGAACACGGATACTTTAGATTAAACTCTGATAGAACTGTGGCTAAAAATTTATTAAGAACTCTGTCAGGCAGAAATGTAACAGGCAGTGATGGAGTATATGCTGATTCAGGTATGGCTGTATTTGCTGAAATGCAGATCATCTTAAGTACATTTAACACCCCAGGGGAATTCTTTGGTACCAATGTTATTCTAGCTCGCAACGCTTACATGTTGGTCATATCAACAGGCAAAGGTACAACTAAACGTTACATGACTTTTGATGTTAACGAAACAGTATTTGATGATGAATCCACAACATTTACTGATCAAGTCAAAGGCGGCGGCAGTGTCTATATCTATGAGTTATACGATGATCCTAGAGACGCTGTAGAAGATCCAGGACGCTATGCCTATGCTCAACAGTTAGATCCAGAAGAACTTAATCCTGGTGATGAATTTGGTCATGCTATTGACATTGTGGGCAATTATATTATGGCCACAGCACCCAATGATGACACCAATACATATTTAGAGCTATCAGGTAACATCACAGTAGCGGCAGGTGATGTTATCACTCAACCAACAGCTGGCCTTGATGAATTTACCGCTTACTACAGTGTTGAAGAAGGAAATCGTATAGGTATAATCAACTATAGTAGTCAACAGATACTAACTGGTTCGTCAGACACATTATATGTTAATGGTGTAGACAGTGGGGTTTATCCTACAGATATATCAGATAATACAGGTAAAGTCTATCTATTTGAAAATCTAACAGGTGGTCGTGGTTGGAAATTAATTAGTTATGAAACACCTAAGGTGGATATAGATTCTATCAATCGTATGTATATGTACGACAAGGTTTCAAATACTATTCTAGCTAACATGGAATTTATTGATCCTGTTAAAGGTAAAATAATGGGTCAAGCTGAACAAGAAATTAGCTATAAAACAGAATATGACCCAGCTGTCTATAACATGGGCAGTAGAAGATACAATGGTGATTTACATTGGGGAGCAGAACAGGTTGGTCGTGTTTGGTGGAATCTGAACAAGGTTAGATTCTTAGATTATGAACAAGGTTCATTGACCTATAGAAGTATTAATTGGGGTCGTTTCTTCCCAGGATCAGTAATTGAAGTTGCTGAATGGGTTGAAAGTACAGTACCACCAAGTCAATATGATATTGTGGTTAACGATGGAACTCCATTGTATCCAGATGACAGTGCTTATGTTCGCACAATCTATGTAGATACATCTGGAGTTATTACTAACAAATATTATTATTGGGTAATTAACAAACCAAGTTTAGATAAAGTAAACTCAGACAGAAAATTACCAGTGACTACAATTAAAACCTTAATTGAAAATCCAAAAAGTTCTGGAGTACCTTATGCGGCTGTGATTCACAATCAAGCTCTGATAGTGTACAATGCGTCAAACTATCTATCAGCTTCGGATACAGTGTTACACGTTGATTATGAATTAATCAAAAATTCAAATATTATTCACAGTGAGTATGAGTTAGTACAGAAAAACAATGGACAAAGTAGAGTTGCTCCAAAAGTCATTGATAAGATGATTGACAGTCTTGCAGGACTTGATATTCTTGGTCGTGTGGTTCCTGATCCAAAACTTAGTGTTGCAGACAGATACGGTATCAGCGTAAGACCTAGACAGTCAATGTTCAAAGATAGATTTGAAGCCATGAAGAATTTAGTTGGCTACGTTAATAATATTTTTGCAAGTAATCCTATAGCAAAACAATATAGACTTGATAGACTATTAGATAAAGAAAAAGAACCAAACTTTAAATTAAATGAGTATAATCAACGAGTTGACTCTGATGAAGAATTAACTTACATAGACACAGAAGTATTAAATCCTGGGTATAAAGTTCTAGTTACCAGCAGTGTACAAAATGATGGCCTATGGACATTAAATGAGCTCAGCGAAGATAAAGAATGGATTTTAGTTCGCATTCAAAGTTATGACACCACACTCTATTGGGAATATCAAGATTGGTATGCTAAAGGTTACGATCAAAATACCAAGACAACCTACGTTGCGGAATCTAACGTAGAAGCACTGAAATTATCATATGGTGTAGGTGACGTTATTAGAATAGCTAACTCAGGCAACGGTGAATGGCAAATGGTTGTTGTTAATTCCAGCTCTGAGTTTGAATTAGTTGGTATACAAAATGGTACAATTAAACTGTTAGACATTTTGGCAGACTTTACAGATACCAATCTTGGTTTTGGTAATTCAGGGTATGATCTTGGTCGCTATGCACAGAGCCCAAACATTGAAATTAGAAATATTCTAAATGCTCTACGTTACGATATTTTTACAGGTACACTAACAGACGAAACTAACAAGTTATTCTTTGTTATGATGAACTATGCTCTTAGTGAGCAGAAATATATTGATTGGATATTCAAAACCAGTTTTGTTAGTATAGCACATAGATTAAGAAATCTTGATCAGTTACCTAACTATATCAGAGATAATCAAAGTTATTATCAAGACTACATCAATGAAGTAAAACCTTATAAAACTAAGATTAGAGAATATCTTGTATCATATGACAGCTTTGATCAATTTGAAGGTTCAGTAACTGATTTTGATCTGCCAGCATATTATGACACACAAGACAGACTGTTTAGATCTCCAAGTGGAGAACAAGCAGAAAAAGATTCTCAACTTTGGCAACAAGATCAGTATTCACAATGGTATGGTAACAGAACACTGTTCATTGAAAGTATTCTTGTAGAAGATGGTGGAAGTGATTACACAGAAATACCTACAGTTACTATTGTTGGTAATGGATCAGGAGCAGAAGCTCATGCAGTTATCAATGGTGATACTGGTGCTATTACCAGCATTGTTGTTGATAAGCCAGGAAGTGGATACACATTTACTCCTACTGTGATCATCAATGGTAATGGTACAGGAGCCAAGGCCTATGCAGTACTTAAAAATACTCAAGTACGAGGCATTTCAACCACAATGAAATTTGATAGAATTACTTATTCATCAACTGTTCAGGAATGGGCTACAAATTCCTACTACAATGAAGGTGACATAGTAAGTTATCAAGGACAAGGATATCGTGTTCTGGCAAATATTACCACTGGATTAGTATTCACAAGCAGTGACTATGAATTATATTCATCTGAATTGTTTACTAATGCCAATGACCGTATTATGGCTTACTATGACCCACAAAACGGTCAACCTGCCAAAGACTTAAAATTATTAGTTCCAGGGGTTGAATATCCTGGAGTTCAAGTTACAGGTCTTCCATTTACTAGACAGCCTGGATTCAATGGATCAGCTCTGGCAAATTTAATAGTGAATTCAAGTGTAACAGTGGCCATTGGTGATGTGATTACTCAAACAGTACCTGATGTTGCTCTTTATCTATCTAGTTCTGTAAGTGTTACTGAGGGCGATTTCCTAACCCAAGGTAATGCTAATATCACAGTGTTAACTACTAGTTCAGATACCATGGAGATATTTGGTAATTACAACTCAGTTGTTGAGTTTGATGTAGAAGAAACAGCTAATGTATTCATTAATGGTGTAGAACAAGAAATTACTACATTTGATTATTATTCTACAACTTGGAGTAATGTTGGTATTACTACTGCTAACATTATGACTCTGTCAGAACCAATGCTAACTGTTTCATCAGCATCTAGTGGACTAATAATTGTTGGTATATTAGACAGCACTGCTGATTTTGAAACCGGTACTAATATTAAGATCAATGGATCTGAAGTAGCATCTGAATTTGTAGATATTGAATATAGATCATTGATTACAGATACACCATACGATTCAACAACCTACGACGCTGTAGAATATGACGAAGATGGTAATCCAATTTTGTCTACTGCTACAGTAGATACTGTGATTAGAAGTACCTATGCCGACACAGCTTTGGGAACCCGTCCAGAAGATATTGATGTTGTAGGCGGAGCCTACGTAGACACATACTCAAGTCATGCACCTGAAGAACTAATTCCGGGTGTAATGTTTGAAACACTTGATATGAAAATTTACACCAACCTAGCAAGTAGTGGAAATGTTGATATTGCTGGTTATAGAATATTCTACAACATGAGGGGTGAAGAAACATATCTAAGAATTTCTGATAGTTATACTACCATGTTAACACAGGAACTAGCATTAACAGACACAGTGATACATGTTGGTGATGCATCTAAAATGCCAGCACCAAATCCAGCTGGTGCTATTCCTGGCGCAGTCTTTATCAATGGTGAGAGAATTACTTACTTTGTAAGAGATTTAACAAACAATACACTAGGTCAGATTAGAAGAGGCACTTGGGGAACAGGTGCTCCTGAACTACATCCATATGGTACTTACGTTGTTGATGGCGGACTTGATCAAATAGTACCTGGTGTTGAAATTGGTAATGTAGAAATTACTGCTAATACATCATTGACAGCAACTACTACAAAAACACATAAATTTAGAGTTTTAGGAAATCTAACTGTTGATCCTGGAGACTTTATCACTGTGCCTGCTAGTGGATCTAATGTAATGGTTGTAGGTAAGAGTTTTGATGAAGAAGAAGTGATAGACATTGTAAAAATTACAGAACCACCAACACTTGATGAATTTGCAACTGTTGAAATAGTACTCAGTGCTGAAACAACCATCTATGGACCAACGGCCTACTTTACAGAAGAAACTACAGGTGCTAACGTATTGGTATTTAATCCAGGAAGTCGCACAGACACTTTCCAAGGAAAATATGCCCCATTGAACCCTACTGGTACAGAATCATTGGTTGCCAATGTTGGTAATATATTAATCAACGGTGTAGATTCAGGACTAACTGCTGTCAGTGTAGACGAAATACCACCAGTTGGTTATGAAATTGAAGTTAATGGGTCTAGTTTATCATCCAATGTTTACGCTCTTGCAGTGTCATTGTCAGGTGACGTTGGAGTGCATCAAGTTAGAACTGATGGTGAAGTAAATGTCTACGTTGGTAATGTTTTCCAAACTGCTAATGCCTTAAGTTGGTACAATGCTGGTGATGGGGTGTACACAACTACAGATGGTACAGGATTAGAAGGGTCAACAACAATGGCCGCTGAATTTATTAAGGAACAACCTGCAATCTTTAATCAAGGTCTGGTGTTAGAAAGAACGGTAAATATATTTGACAATCCATTGATTACTGAAGACAGTGAGATAATTATTGAGGAATAGAAATGACTATTAAGATTAGCCAACTTGGAAATTTGACTACATTTACAGATACTACCTATGTGGTAGCAGTTAATACTGCCGCCACGTTTACCACTGTAAAATCAACTGGATTGGTTCTAAAAGATTATGTATTAGGTGATTTACCAGATCAAGTTGCTAATTTAGAAAGTAACAGTACTACTTTTACTTCTAATATATCAACAATAGAATCAGACGTTGCTAATTTAGAATCGTCAATGACTTCTGTAGAAGGTGATATTGTCGCTATACAGTCTGACATATCAACCATAGAAGGTAATATTGCTTCGTTAGAAGCCAATGCGGCCGCTCAAGCAGAATTAATCAGTAACTTAGATACATTAGATCTAGCAAACGTAGAGGCCAATGTGGCCACATTACAAAGTGATGTTAATGATTTAGAAAGTAATGTTACTATACTACAAGGTGATGTAGCATCCTTAACAGATGGTTCAACAACATTTGGTAATGTTGTTCCTACTGCTAACGTGTCATATGACCTAGGCAGTCCAACTGCGATGTGGAAAGATCTATATCTCAGTGGTAATACAGTTTACCTAGGTGGAGCTACATTAAGTTTTGATGGATACAGTGTCACAGTTGATCAACCATTATTGTCACTTTCTGGATCACAGTCATTTGGTATAACCACAGTTGAATCACTACACATTGATCAACAGGGATATGGATTTAGTGGCAACGGAAGAGTGGCTATTTCCACTGGTGCACTAGGCGACCCTTGGGGTGAAGGTGCATTAGTTGTTGAAACTAACAATCTTGAAGGCAACGGCATCGTGCCAAGTAATCCTGATCAATATACATTAGGTACCATTGATATTCCATGGCGCGATATCTACACAGGTAATTTAACCGTTGGTACTCCAACAACATTGGGAACATCAACAATACAGTTTCCAAACAACGGTGCAATACTTGAAGGTAATCTAGGTGTTTATCCATCAACTTTTGTTAGAGCACCTGATAATGGTACAGCATTATTAACAGCCAGTTACACTGGAAATGTTAGTTTAAACAATTTTGTTGAATTAGGGGACACTGCTAATATAGGATTATATGGTGCAGGTGACGTGATACATAACTGGCAGTTTGATACAAGTGGATTAACATGGCCAGATGGTACAGTACAAACAACAGCCTCTCCAATGGTAAGACCTGTACTTACAGACAATGCTGGTAACTGGAGCACATTAACAGATGTGGATCCTGATACGTATTGTGGATTAAATCTTGTGGATCCTCCGACGGCAACTGCTTTGGTAAATTTATTAGACGGCTCATATAACGGACAGACGTTTTTTGTTGTAAAAAATAATTCAGGAGGCAGTCAATTACTAATAACAATGACTACTTGGGATACTAGCACTAATTCTGTAGCTGTACTGAATAATATGGGTGAAGGAAATTTTGTTTGGCAGGGTTCGTACTGGGTTAGATTGCCTTAGATTGGTATAATATTAACAGAATAAATTATGAATACAAATGCGATAAATAACAATATGGATAACAAAATGCAAGAAAATCAACCTAAACGAGTGCCTGATGAGCAGGGCGGAATACAGGTTCAAGGTCATATTAAAATATTTGACCCAGAAACCAAAGAAGTATTCGTAGACAAACGCAACGCTATTCACTATGAAAACATGAGTGAAGCGATTGCCTACAGTCTTGCCAATAAAGCCACAAACTTTATTACAGAAATGCACTTTGGTAATGGAGGCACCACAGTTGACCCAACTGGTGTTATTACCTACTTGCCTACTAATACTAATGTACAGAATGCAGACTTGTATAATCCGCAGTATTCAAAAATTGTTGATGATACCAATGCGGCAAACAGCGATCCATTAAGAAATAAAATGTCAATTACGCATGTTCCTGGACAGATATACAGTGATATCGTTGTAACCTGTCTATTAGATTATGGTGAACCCAGTGGACAAGCAGTTTTCGATAATAGTCAAGACCTAAACGGTACTTTTGTTTTTGATGAACTTGGTCTTAAAGGCTATGACAGCTCAACTGGTGAAGCTGGAAAATTGTTAACACACGTGATTTTTAGTCCAGTACAAAAATCACTAAACAGATTAATACAAATTGATTACACAGTAAGAATTCAAACTTTAACATATTTGAGTTCTACAACATAATTTAGGATAATAACATGTCGTACATCATAAGAAAAACTAACGGAACAACATTAGGAACTATATTAGACGGTACCTTAGATACTGCGGCTACTAGTTTATCGTTAGTAGGTAGAAATTATAGCAACTATGGTCAGGTAATGACTGACAACCTAGTGTCAATGGTTGAAAATTTTGCTTATAACATATCACCAAGTAATCCTTTAGCTGGACAGTTATGGTACGACACTGGAACATCTAGATTAAAAGTATATACAGGTACACAGTTTAAAAACGTAGGTAGTTGTCAAGCAGAAATTAGTGCACCAATAACAACGGTAGCGGGTGACTTATGGTGGGACACTATAGAAGAACAGTTATATGTCTATAACGGTACTACACCATACGCAGTGGCTGGATGGATTCTAGTAGGACCTAAATATAAAAAGACAAAAGGTATAAGCACTGCCCAATGGGAACAGATTACAGATAGTTTATCAACAGTACATGATGTTGTATCAATTTACTTAAATGGTACAAGAACAGCAATTATTAGTAGAGACAGTGAATTTACTCCTCAAACAACTATCTCTGGTTTTACTACTATTAAAACTGGACACAATTTATCATCTGCACAGACACTTTGGGGTACAGCAAACAACGCATCCTATCTAGGTGGTGTACCTGCCGCAAATTATCTTAGAGCAGATGCAAATGATACCACTACAGGTTCTTTAGGTATTATTAATGACAGTGGTCTAACAGTTGGTGCTGGAAGTGATCTAACATTAACAGTTTCAGGAACAACAGCTGAAATTAGAAACGTTAGTTTAAATTCAGACATAGTGTTCTATACAAATATTTCCAGTACAGACACTGCGGTATTAACTGTTGATGGTAGCACAGGAAAAATAACAGTTGCTAGTGATCCAACAACTAACTTGGGTATTGCTACTAAACAATATGTTGACAACAGTTTTGTAGATTCAGTGTTAGGTGGTGTACCAACTACCACAACAATGCCTGAATTAACAGCAAATACCAGTGTTGCTACCACAGAATTTGTGATTAACAATTCAGGTTTCTTAAAGAATAAAATTTATGATGGTGGAAATGCTAATGTAGCAACAACATTCTTTACTGTGGTTGACACAGGAACGGGTTATGCTAATTTAGCAATAGATGATACCAGTGTATTAACTGCTACATCCGACGGAGTTAATTTACTAAATGGTGCTACTGCGGTAACACAAACAGATTCTTATTTAAGTAGTGGTAACGCTAGGGTAGCAACAACACAATTTGTTAAAACTGCTACACAATGGTGGGATGGCAGTGCTAAATTTGTTAGCACAGATGAGCCTGAAGCAGGTGTTAATGATGCTGGATCAAATGATGGTGATTTTTGGTTCCAACGCGAAGCATAGCATTTAAGATAAATAAAGTTATAGTTTAAGGTGTAAACAAATATGGCATATACAATTACAACAACGGCAGGAACAGCAATAGCAACCGTTTCAGACGGTACCGTTAATACTACGGCAACCAATCTAACACTTATTGGTAAAAACTATGCTGGTTACGGTGTGTTTCTTAATGAAAATTATATCAAACTACTTGAAAACTTTTCAAATGGCTCAGCACCAAGTACTCCTTTAAAAGGCCAATTGTGGTATGATGCTAACAACAGTGTTTTAAAAGTTTACAGTGGAACACAATGGAAACCAATTTCAAGTTCTGCCACTGGCGGAACTGCACCAACAGGTCCTGTTATTGGCGACTTATGGTGGGATACTGCTAATGCTCAATTGAAAGTGTGGAGTGGTTCAACCTGGGTTATTGTTGGTCCAGCATATACTTCAACATCAGGAACATCAGGTGGCTTAGTAGAAACAATATTAGATAATGTTTCAGGTAGCCATGTTGTTGTTAGATTTTATGTTTCTAACACCACAGTAGGCATTATCAGTAAAGACGCAACATTTACTCCATTAACTAGTGTTCCAGGCTTTTCTACTATCAAACCTGGATTTAATCTTGTAAGTTCTAGCACAATTACAGGTGCTCAGTTTACAGGTGATGCTAGTAACGCATTAACACTTAACAATTTAACATCAGGACAATTTTTACGTAGTGATACTAACATCACAACATCTTATACACTTGACGTGGTTAATAACACTGGTCTAACAGTAGGTGGATCAAGTGACTTTAATATTGGTGTTAGTGGCGGAGTTGTTAAATTAACAAACACAGTTAATAACAGTGATTTAGATATTGTTGTTAATAAAGGTAGTACACTTACACAGGCTATCACTATTGATGGATCAACAGCCGCAGTTACAGTCCCTGAGGATTTTAACGTAGGCGGAGATGTTGCAGTTATAGGCACCTTAGGTGTTACAGGTACAACATCATGCAGTACATTAACAGTTTCAAGCACATTTACTCCAACAGCTAATGCGTCAATTAACATTGGATCTACCAGTAGTAGATGGAACTTAGTCTACGCACAGAGTTTTGTTGGAACTTCAGTTCAAGCACAATATGCTGACTTGGCAGAACGTTTTGAATCAGATCATAGTTATCCAGCTGGCACAGTGGTTGAAATTGGTGGCACTAAAGAAATTACATCAGCAGTTCATGACCTTAGTGAATCTGTATTTGGTGTGATAAGTACTAGAGCGGCATTTTTAATGAATGGTGAAGCTGGTACTGATGCAACGCATCCAGCTGTGGCAGTCAATGGAAGAGTTCCAGTTAGAGTAATTGGAAAAGTTAAGAAAGGTGATCGTTTAGTTTCAGCAGGGCGTGGACTTGCAAGATCAGCAACTAGAGACGAACTAACACCATTCAATGTTATTGGACGTGCTTTAGAGAATAAAACTTCAGATGCTGAAGGTATGATAGAAGCAATAGTTAAATTAAATTCATAGGAATAGAGAGATATGGCATACGCACAAGGCGATTTAATTTTAGATGATCATTATAATACCTTTGCAACAGGTAATGCAGACGGTACTACTAACCATGCTGTGGCAAATATTAACACTGTATGGGGTGTAGGTAATGGCAACAAAGGATATGGTCAGACATCAACGTTAAGTGCAGTCAGTGCAGGTAGTACTGTCACAGCAACTCAATGGTCAACTATGATTTCAAGACTAAATTCAATCTTAACACACCAAAGTGGCGCAGGATCAGGATTAGGCTTACCAACTGCTGGTAGTACAATTACATATCTGTCAACATTGTCAACTAACGTTACCAATGCTTTTAATAACAGATTAAATTTTACCACACGTGGTACTGCTAGTACAACCAACTATGATGGTACTTGGAACGTTGCGGCTCCAACAACCTTTTCACAAAGTAGAACAGTAACATTTGCTAGTTCAGATCAAGCAAGATACTTTTTTAATGCAGGTGGACGTGTTGCTATAGTATTAAGTAGTCCAAGTGGCGGTGCAGATACTGCTAAAGAACAATCAATTACTGCTTTAGCAAACTCTGTTGGTACATTGTATATAGATCAAAGTACCAGTGGTAGAACAGGATCTGGCCAGACATTAAGTGTCAATGGTTCAAGTATTGGATTTTGGGATTTAACAACATCAAATCAAACACTGATAACATTGACCTGTACCAATGCTAACTACACAACAAACACAGTTACTATAGCGGCTCGTTGCACTGGAACGGCAGGTTCAAACGGTGGTATTGGTAATGTAATCACATTTGATATTACCTACAACGATGCGGCCAATGATGGTGCATGGAATGATGCGATTAACATGGTGTTAAGAGCGGCTGTTCAAATTACACCCCCAGAAACTACAAACTTAACCAATGTTTGGGGCACAGTGACTCCAGCGGCCACAGCAAACTAGTTGACAGACTAACTTATTTGTTATATAATAAAAGGCACTTCGGTGCTTTTTATTTTGGTTGAATTTCTAGAAGATAATTATATGTATGAACACTGTTGATCAATTAGTTGAAGAAATTAAGTTAGCCACGGATTATCAAACTAACAAAAAAATTCTTAAAGAAAAGATTCTAACAGATCTGCACATGACTTATAATGGCGGACTCTTTAAGATTACTCCTGAGATATTGGCCTTTGTAACTACTTGGCCTGACGATGAATTGTTCTTAGAAGATGTCTACGAAAATCCTATAAAAATTAATAAATTAGAATTTTTAGATCTATCTCGTCAGCATTATCAACAGACAATGAATACTTGGCATATAGAACATGAAAAAATCAAACGAATTAGAAAGGTCTAGAGGGGTTCTACTATTTGCATCTAATACAGAAACAGTTGACTATGTAAAAATAGCAAATAGATCAGCAAAATTAATAGAACATTTCTTAAACGTACCTGTAACCATAGTATCTAATCAAACAACAAGTGCCAATAAAAGATTTTCAATTGACTCAGGCACATTTGAGCAATGGAATAATTTAGATCGTTACATGGCCTATCAGTTAAGTCCCTATGATCAAACTTTGTTGTTAGATTCTGACTATCTTGTTCTTGACAAGAATCTGCTGAAACTTTTTGATGTTGTTAATGATTACATCATTCCATTTAATAACATTAACATTGATAATTTGACAATGCCTAAAGACACCATGGGAACACACAGTTTGCCATTTCTTTGGGCTACGATTGTAGCATTTAATAAAACAGACAAAACAGAAAAACTATTTGATTTGGTAAAGCGTGTACAAAAGAATTTTAAATATTATACCAAACTTTATAACATTAAAAATACCAATTACAGAAATGACTATGCCTTCGCCATAGCAGACAATATCATCAACGGATACACACAAGATTGCAGGCATTATCTACCATGGACTATGTTAACCGTGTCAAATAAAATTAAATCAATGCGAATTGAGGATGGATTAATTAAGATCAAAGAACAAGATAAAGCTCTGGTATCCCCCTTACAAAGCCTTCATATTATGAGCAAACAATGGTTGTTGTCAGACGAATGTGAACAATTTATCAATGAGGCCATCAATGGATAGATTTAAACAACAACAGGGTTTTCTAACCATTGCACAAAATACAACGGTTGATTATTTAAATTTAGCATATCACCAGGCTAAATCAATAAAACAAACACAAAAGATCAATAATTATGCAGTACTAGTTGATCAAAAGACATTTGAACAAGTCACTGACCTACATAGAACAGTGTTTGATTATGTTATTCTGATAGAAAATGATCAAGCAGAAAATGATCTTTGGAAACTGCGTAATGAGTGGCAGGTTTTCAATCTCACACCATTTAAAGAAACCATTAAATTAGAAAGTGATTTAGTTTTTACAAGATCTGTTGATCATTGGTGGACTGCGTTAAGATTAAAAGATGTTTGTCTCAGTTACCAATGTAAGAATTTTCAAGGACAAACAGTACCCAAATCAAGATACAGAAAATTGTTTTATGATAATGATTTACCAGATGTTTATAACGGTATGATGTATTTTCGTTATAGTCAAACTGCGGCAGATTTTTTTAGGACTGCCAGAAAGATCTATGAAGAATGGCCCACAGTTACTAAAAATTTATTGAATTGTTCAGACAAAGAACCTACCACTGATGTGGTTTATAGTTTAACAGCAAAACTTTTAGGTAAAGAAAATTTTTACGTTCCAAGTTTAGATTTTTTTAATTTTGTACACATGAAACCACAAATACAAAATTGGTCAGATCACCAATGTTGGACAGACTATGTGTTAGTTGAACAAGATAATGCCATGTTAAGAATTAATAACACCAATCAATACTATCCTGTTCACTATTATGAAAAGGACCTATTTAATGTCCAAAGCTGAAGAAGAATTTTTAAAGGCCATGCGGGAATATATTCCGCCATTGGTTAAACCTGATGAGTACCGTGCCTATTATGATGAAAATGGTTGGATTATATTCTTTGCGGCTAACCAATTTCCTCCAGAGGGTAATTGGATTAACATTGATAAAGATCTATATATCACACATAATTGGACTAACCTTAAAGTCATTGACAATGCTATCAAAAAGGTTGAAATTGACACCAGTTTTCGTGTACAATTAATTAAGAGTGATCATGGATTTAGGACTGTTCAAAATCATGCTGGTTTAATCTTAGAAGAAGACGAGGAATATTCTGATGTAGACTACTATGACATCAGAAAAAACATATAATGACACAAATCATTGACATCGCAGATTTAGACTGCGTTTATCTCAGTTATGATGAGCCCAAAAAGGAAGAGTTTTGGATTAAAATTCAAAATATGGTACCTTGGGCAAAACGTGTAGATGGAGTAAAAGGTTCAGATGCCGCACACAAAGCCGCGGCCAATGCCAGTGACACTGATCGTTTTATACTGATAGATGGTGATAACTTGCCTGACGCTAACTTTTTTAATCTACAGTTAACTTTGGATGATTCTAATAGAGATTCAGTATTTCGTTGGCGAGCAAAAAATGCAATAAACGGACTACAATATGGCAATGGAGGATTAAGTTGTTGGACCAAAGAGTTTATCTATAACATGCGTACACATGAAAACACAGATGGTAAGGAAGAAAATGATGTAGAGTTTTGTTTTTATCCTAACTATTGGGCCATGCACGACTGTTATTCAACTACATACCCCAACCAGACTCCATTCCAAGCATGGCGAGCAGGATTCCGTGAAGGTGTTAAAATGAGTCTAAACAGAGGACGTAAGCCTACGGTGGAAGAATTTAAACAGCAGGTTCATGCACGTAACTATGATCATTTATGTATTTGGCAGACAGTAGGGGCAGACGTTGACAATGGATTTTATTCTATCTATGGTGCCAGATTAGGCACACATCTAACCATGTTAGAAGATTGGAATTATCAGTTAGTACAGGACTTTGATGAGTTAGCTTTGATGTGGCCTACTTTTCAAGATGCCACGCCTGATCATTGTAAGAATCTAGGAGAAAGTCTACGTACCTGTTTGGGATTAGACATAGTAGACATGGATCCAGAAGAAAGCAAATTTTTTAAACATCATTACAAAAGTAACTTTCATAATAAAGGTATAATGCTACGTGAGTAAGCCTATATTACCTTTTCTTGAAACTATGATTACACAGGTTTGTAATATCAGCTGTCTAGGTTGTACAAACTACAGTGATCTGACACACCAAGGATACGTTAGTTGGCAACAGGGTAAAGAATGGTTAGAGCCATGGCTAAGCAGGATAGATATTCCTGACTTTGGCATCATGGGAGGTGAGCCTTTGATTAATCCTGAAGTTGAGCATTGGATCTTAGGTATCAGACAGTTAATGCCTAAGACACAGATAAGATTTACTACTAATGCTTTGTTGTTAGAAAAGAAATGGCATCTAGTAGATCTAATGTCAGAACTTGGTAATTGTGTACTTAAAATAACAGTGCATGAAAACAATCCTGTGATTGAACAAACTATAGAAAAGATATTTAACAGTTATGATTGGAAACCTGTTACTGAGTATGGCATTGATAGATATGTCACTGATAAAGATTTTAAGTTTCAAATTAATAGACCAAAGACCTTTATTAAATCTTACAAAAATAATTATGCTAACATGATGCCATATTCAAGTGACCCTGTAAAGGCATTTGAAATATGCTGTCAAAAAAATTGCCCTTTACTTTACCAAGGACGTATCTATAAATGTAGCACTAGTGGGCTATTGAAGGAAACTTTAGAAAGATTTGGTAATCCAAATTTTGAACAGTGGAAAGATTATGTAACTGATGGTATTGGGTTTGATTGTACCAATTCTGAACTAGCAACATTTATAAACAACTTTGAAAAACCTGAGCAGATCTGTAGAATGTGCCCTACTGTAGATGATTCTGCTACTATAGATCATTATGCTACAGTAACAAGGGGAAAATATGCTTAGTCTAGCATTAAGAGATAATCTTCCCTGGGATCAAGATTTAGTTTGGACGTATCTTTACCAACAATTAGAATCAGATATGCCTATCACAATAGATATTTGTCCTGAGGCTTGTTGTCTAAGATCTGCTGGTGTTTATGATTTGCTTGACAAATTTTGTGTTACTGTTGGATACAATAAAACCATTACAATTAAAACTGCTAATATGATCGAGTATCATTCAATTTACAAAATAGAACGGAACGCAGGTAGTTGGTATGAACTTCCTTTACTACAACAATGGTTGAAAGATAATCCAATTATATATACAACTACTCCTTCAAAAATGTTTGGATGCTTTAACAGTAGAAATCACTGGTCAAGACTTTGGTTGTCAACAATCTTATACAATTACTATAAAGAAAAATCTTTATTAACCTACCACTATGATGGTACCGTTATAAATTTTAACTACGATCTCTATATAGGTATTGACGATTTGATTAAAAGAGACTGTGAGCAAATTACACAGGCCTACAACTTTTTACAAAACTGTCCGTTGACATTAGATCAGATAAATGAATATCCTATACAGCATCCTGCTAATATGTCATTGTTAAAATTTTATCAAGATCTATTTGTTGATATTGTATCTGAAACAAATGTTGCAGGGAATAGTTTTCTAGTTACTGAAAAAACCTGGCGTTCAATTATATCTAAAAGACCATTTATTGTGATGTCAAATCAGGGATTCTTACACCATTTAAAAAAATTAGGATTTAAAACATTTGATTTTTATTGGTCAGAAGAGTATGATCAAAACTCTGATAAAAATAGAATAAAACATATTATTGATTTATTAGATCAACTGTCTAAACTAACATTGGTCCAAGTTGAAGAAATGTTGAAAGACATGGATGATATTTTAGAACACAATCTATCAGTGTTTAACAGTTTGTCTTTTGGTAGACTCAATGAGATTTTCAATGGATAGACTGTTTACCTTTGGTTGTAGTTTTACAAAATATTGTTGGCCAACTTGGGCTGACATCTTAGCACAATCAGCTGAGCATTATGAAAACTGGGCAACTCCTGGTGGAGGCAATCAATACATTTTTAACAGTTTGATAGAATGTCATAAACGAAATAGTCTGACTGCCAACGACACCGTAATTATAATGTGGACCAGTATCAGTCGTGAAGATAGATATATTAGAGACAAAGGATGGTTAACACCTGGTAGTATCTTCAATCAAACAGACTATGATAAAAATTTTGTAAAAAATCTAGCAGATCCATATGGTTATTTGATTAGAGATCTAGCAATCATATCAGCTACACGCATGATATTAGATCAAATTGGATGCCAATGGCACTTTTTATCAATGGTACCTATAGAATATCATGATGACAGTACATATTTTAAGAAAGATCTAAAGATTACAAAAGAAATTAAAGATTTATATCAGATAGAACTTGATCTGATTAAACCTAGTGTGTTTGACACAGTGTTTAATGGGGATTGGTCCAGCAGAAAACATCTAAAACCACAGGTTGATGATAATCACCCTACGCCTGGTGAACATTTAATTTACTTAAATACAATACTGCCTCAATATAATATTAGTAATGACACAGTTAATTTGGTTAAGTTGAGCGACCAAATTGTATTAGACAATCTGCCATTTGATTGGCAGGGTTGGAAATTAAATCAATTAGGAATGAGATTCTAATGAGTGAAAAATCAAAATTTATGGCTTCCGCAGAGGATATGAAAGATCGTTTAGGAACGGCTCTCTGTTTGGCTAAATGGCAACAGGTCAGTCTACATCTTACCACAGGCATGACCAACTCATGCTATCATCCACCATTACACGAAATTGATCCTAGTGTGATTGAAATTAAACCAGCGGCCTTGCATAATACAGAACATAAAAAACAACAGCGTAAAAAAATGTTAGCAGGTGATCGACCCAAGGAGTGTAACTACTGCTGGCACATGGAGGATGCTGGACATTTAAGTGATCGTCATTATCGCTCAGGTGAACCATGGGCTTTAGAACACTTTGACTCTATTGTCAATAGTCCATGGGACCAAGATGCTACTCCCAGTTATGTAGAAGTTAACTTTAATCATGCCTGTCAAATGGCCTGTAGTTATTGTTCACCACAGTATTCAACAGAATGGGGTAAAGACATAGAACGCTGGGGTGCTTACCCCACGTCAACACCACATAACGCACCTGAACATTTTCAAGGAAGACGCAAGCCTATACCTAACAGAGAACATAATCCCTATGTAGAAGCATTTTGGAAATGGTGGCCTGAATTATACGGATCATTGAAACATTTTCGTATGACAGGTGGCGAGCCCTTAATGGATAAGAATACATACAAAGTTTTTGATTATATTCTAACTTTACCTAAAAAAGATCTGCACGTTGATGTAACATCAAACTTTTCAGTAGAACCTAAACTGTTTAATCAATACATTAACAAAGTCAAAGAACTCTGTACAGATGAAAAGATTGAACACTTTATGCAGTATGTAAGTATAGACACAGGTATACCTAATCATGCTGAATACATCAGACACGGACTCCAATGGCAAAGATTTGAAACATATATTCATCAGTACTTAACCAGAGTACCTAATAGAAACAGTTTAACTTTTATTGTTACTCTAAATAATTTAAGTATACTAGGTCTACAAAGATTGCTTGAAAATATTTTAGAATATCGTAAACTATACAGTGAAAACTATCAACGCATTTGGTTTGATACTCCAGTACTACGTACACCAAATTGGCAGAGTCTACAGATATTACCACCAACGTATAGTAAGATATTAGAAAAAACCATTCAATGGATGAAACTTCATCGCTTAGAAGAAGGATCTAATAATTTTGTTGGATTTAAAGATTATGAAATTCAAAGATTAGAAAGAGATCTTACTTGGATGCAACGTGGTAAAAAACTCACTAAAGACTATCTACATAAACAAAGAGCAGACTTCTATAGATTCTTTAATGAATATGACAAACGTAGAAACATTAGTTTTGAAGATACCTTTCCACAAATGAAAGATTTTTGGCAGGAGTGTAAATGGCATGCAGAAAATTCATGACAATACCTGCCCAGCATTTTTTAATGACGCTACAATAGATCCTTCTGGTTCTTATAGTCCTTGTACTGCTTTAGGCGGTGGAGCATTTAAATTTCCTAATAAAACATTTAAAGAATTTAGTAAACTTTTAGATATTTAAGAGAATGCCAAAATTAGCCAACGAAACAGATTTAGAATATAAACGCAGAGTTATAGATATCAAGTCAGAATCATTCTGTGGAGCCAAATGGTATAACGCTACCATATGGTTAGGATCAGGCATGACTACCAGTTGTCATCATCCCTTACCACATGCCATTGATGTTAAACAAATAGAATTTAATCCCAAGGCCATACACAACACTGTTGAAAAGAAAGAGCAACGCAGACAGATGCAGGTGGGAGAAAGACCAGCAGGCTGTGAATACTGTTGGAAAATTGAGGACATGGGCACTGATAAGATATCAGACCGTGTAGATAAAACCGTAATTTATACAGATGGAGAATTAGATGAAGCGTTCCAAAAAGATTACAGAGAAGACGTCAACCTACGAACTTTGGAAATTGCTTTTGATCGCACTTGCCAGCTGGCCTGTAGTTACTGCAATCCTGCTTTTTCCAGTACTTGGGCTAGAGATATCAAGCGGCAAGGCCCATATAACGGACTCATTAGTGATGGTCGTAATCATTTCACACATACTCATACTAGCAGTCAACTTTTTAGCATTAACGATCACAATCCATATATTGACGCATTCTTCAAGTGGTGGGAAACAGACCTCCACAAAACACTAACTGAGTTACGTATAACAGGCGGTGAACCCTTGATGTCAGGATATACTTGGCAACTGTTTGATTGGTTTAAGGCAAATAGAGGGCAGTCAAAGACACGTATTGCTATTAATAGTAATCTAGCATTTGAACAAGATAAAATAGATAGACTGTTAGAAGCCGCAAAAGATGTTGAACTAGACATATACACATCATGTGAAGCAACATTTGAACGAGCAGAATATATTCGTGATGGATTAGATTATAACCAATGGTTCAACAATGTTGAATATTTGTTAGAAAGTAAAAAACTTAGAGGCCTACATGTGATGTGTACTATCAATAGTTTATGTTTAATCAGTTTGCCTAACTTCCTAAGACATATTATATATCTAAAGAAAAAGTACGGGCAAGATGCAATTAACTTTACTCTAAATATCCTACGCTTTCCTAGTTTCCAGTCACCATTGGTATTACCTAAAGAGTTTAGACAGGCACAGGCTAATAGACTAGGTATTGTTTTACACAACTATAGCGAACATTTACACGAGTTTGAACGAAATCACATAGAACGATTAATAGATTATTTAGAACTAGTAGACAAACCACATGCAGATGCTTTTGAAGAAAAGAAACTGACGCACGATTTTAAACAGTTTTATCAACAATATGACGAACGTAGAGGTAAAAACTTTCAAGAAACGTTTCCTGAACTAAAAGATTGGTATAAAACCTTATGAGTGATAAAGAAAAAGATTACTATAAAAATTATAACTACAATGATCGTAAGCCTATATATATTAACGATAGCGAGTTAAGATCTGATCAATTGGAAAGACTAACAGAAAGTAAAGTTTTTTGTTTAATTCCGTGGATTCATTTACATGCTTTTCCAGATGGTCGTGCTTATCCCTGTTGTCTCAGTGATATGAATCTTCCAATTGGCAATTTAAAAAAAGACACTATGAAAACTGTTTGGAATGGCGACCCTTACAAAAACATGCGTAAAAATATGCTTGAAGAACAACCTTGTAAAGAATGTACCAAATGTTATGAACAAGAGCAAAGTGGTTTTATGAGTATGCGTAATTCAGCCAACAAAAACTTTGGTCAACATATTGGTTTAGTAGACAACACAAAAGAAGATGGCACCTATGAAGATTTTAAAATTAGATACTACGACATCAGATTTAGTAATTTGTGTAATATGAGTTGTCGTACTTGTGGTAGTCTCTTTAGTAGTAGTTGGTATAATGAAGAAACTAAATTGTTTGGTCCTAGGAATCATCCACAGATCATGTATGCCGGTCGTACTGAAATGGATATGTGGGAGCAGATGCAAGAACATATACCCTATGTAGAGCAAATTTACTTTGCTGGTGGCGAACCATTGATCATGGAAGAACACTATAGAGTTCTTAAAGAGCTGGTAAGGTTAGAAAGATTTGATGTTAGACTAATTTACAATACAAATTTTAGTAGACTTAATCTTAAAGATGAAGATGTTTTAGATTATTGGAGTATGTTTGACAGTGTCAGTGTTGGCGCCAGTTTAGATGCTATGGGTGATCGTGCTGAGTATATTCGTAAAGGTACACGTTGGGATGAAATTGTTGAAAATAGAAAACGCATGATTGAAAAATGTCCTAAAGTAGATTTTTATATAAGTTCAACAGTGAGTATCTATAACGCATTTCATGTCAGTGATTTTCATAGAGAATGGGTTAACCAAGGATTAATACAACCACAAGATTGGAATATTAATATTTTACAATTTTCTGACAGAGATAGAATAGATGTGTTACCAAAAAACTATAAATTAGAATTAACTAAAAAAATTACAGACCATATCGCGTGGTTAGAACCACTTGACAAACTTAATAGAGCTACAAACGGTTATAGAAGTATGTTAAATTTTTTAAATCAAGAAGACAAACAACATCTACTAGCAGAATTTTTTAGAATCAATGATAAAATGGATGTCTATAGAAAAGAAAGATTTGCACAGGTGTTTCCTGAGTACAAGGATTTAAGAACTTATGTCATTGCCTGATAAGATCTGTATGTTACCTTGGATATCAATGGAAACGTCTCCAATTGGTACAGCACGACCTTGTTGTCTGGCCACAGATGAAATTACACAGTCTGATGGAGAAAAATTTAATCTTAGAGAACACACTTTAGAAGAAATATACCACAGTGACTATATGAAAGATCTTAGACAGCAGTTCTTAGATGGTAAACAACCTAAGACATGCCAACGTTGTTGGAGTGAAGAAGCCGCTGGTCGCACATCAAAGCGTATGAACAGTCGCATTCGTCTCAAAGAGTATTACAATCAAATTAATTGGACAGATACTAATCCTGATCAACTATGGTTCCTTGATCTTAAACTAGGTAACATCTGTAATTTAAAATGTCGTATTTGCGGATCATGGTCAAGTTCAAAATGGGCTAAAGAAGAAATAGACTATGTACCTGATCTTAAAGATCGTAAAGAGCACCTTGCTTATAAATTTTTACAGGCGGGTAGTTGGCCAAGAGAGAATCCAGACTTTTGGCTAAACATGAATACCCTATTACCTAATATCAAATACTTAGAGTTTACTGGCGGCGAGCCATTTCTAATACAACAGCACTTTGACTTTTTAAAAACGGCTGTAAGAACAGGACACGCAGAACATATTGAAATACATTACAATACCAACGGCACACAGTTTCCAGAAGATAGAGATCTATGGAAAGAGTTTAAACATGTTGAAATAGCATTTTCAATTGACAACACTGAACAGCGTTTTGAATATGAACGTTATGGTGCAGATTGGAATGAAGTGCAGAATAATATTAAACGATTTAATGACATGCGTGGACCTAAACTGAGCACACAACTCTGTACCACAATGAATATTCAAAATGTCTATTATCTACCTGAAATTTGTGATTGGATAGATACACAAACATTTGACCATGTCTACTTTAACATGTTGCATGATCCATGGCATATGAACATAACACACATGACAGACCAAGCACAGAATTTAGTCATTGATAGACTTTCATCACATGCTTTTAACATCAAATATGTCAATGAAATTCAAAACATTATAAATTTTATTAAAAATGGTAATGGTAGTACCGGTATACCTTTTTGTACACAAATGAAACAGACAGATCAATACCGCAATCAAAGTTTCTTAGAGACACATCCAGAAATAGCAAAGGCCATGGGTTATGAGTGATGACAAATATCTAATAACCACTCGTCGTGATAGTGAAATGAGTGTGAGCATATATAATACTGTTTATGACCCTAAAACAATGCCTAAACCTGTTGGGTTATGTATGGCTCCTTGGACTCATACATATCTAAACCCACAAACTGAGCGTAGAATGTGTTGCGCCAGCCGTGAATCTGCACAGAACTTTGAACAGTACATAGATACAAAAGCAGGAACTGGTAAGTATATTCCCATCACACTAGAAGAGCATTGGAATGGTGAACACATGAAGAGTGTACGCAGACGCATGATGCGTGGCGAACGACTGCCTGAATGTGAAGTATGCAATGATAAATTACTAAACACTGACGTTTACAGAAGTTATTTTGAAAGACTCTTTGGTGATAAGTATTTACGTATATGGGACACTACAGATGATACAGGCTATACCACAATGAAGCCTGTAAGTTGGGACTACCGTTTCAGCAATCTTTGTAATTTTAAGTGTCGCATGTGTGGTGATATGTTGTCAAGTGCTTGGGAGTCAGAGCAGAGGCAACATAACATGATAGACTGGTCAAATCCTAAAAATAATTGGATGCTTCCAGAAATAAAAGAACAGATAGAACTGTTCCAGTCATCTCAAATTGAAAAAGAGTTCTCAGACGCCGTTGAGTCTCATCAAGTTGAAGAAGTATATTGGGTTGGTGGTGAACCTCTAATGTACGATCAACATTGGAGATACATGAAACGTATCGTTGACCTAGGAGATGGCAAAAATGTTTACGCTAGATACAACACAAATCTTAGTCGCATCAACTATCGCGGTATCAATCTCTATAATGATATTCTATCTGGGCTACGTGATTGGCAAATCTGTGCAAGCCTTGATGGTACAGGACAAGTTGGAGAGTATATCCGAACAGGTCTTAGCTATCAAACGTGGCTTGAGAACTTTAAAGCAGGTCTTGCACGATCTACACACCGCCGTCAAATGAGAATAGACTTCACACTTACCCTACCAGGTATGTTTGAAGTTAAAAATATAGATAATCTAGCAGTGATGCTAGATGTGGACTTGTTAAGTAAGGTGGTGTTTAGTTTTTCATCAGACATCATCTTAAGTCCACTTGCACTTCCAAAAAAACTATTACATGCTAAGATTGATGATCTATTATCTAATACACTAACCAATCGTTCTCTCATTGACACATTAGAACAATTAAAATCTAGACCAACTTTTGAAGAACAATGGCCCAATGAGTACAAGTATGGTCTTGCAAAAGGTAAGGCTCGTGTGTTACAATTAGAGAGTATACGTAAAGATAAATTTACCTTACGTGATATATTGTCACATGATAAAGATATATTAGAATGGTGGGATTCAATTGGAAATTAAAGTTACTCTACGTAATCCGTTGGACAAACAAGATTTTTTGGATTATTATATAGTTCCAAATAATAGTCAACTGGCCTGTGATTGGTTTGGTGCTCTACAGCAACTATTAAAAAATGGTAATCTATTAGAAAAGAACTTTTGTTTTTTAGGATTTCCTAACTCAGCAAGAACAGTTGACTATCTATGTAAAGAACTTAATTGGGCAGTTGATCAAATAAATTCTGCATTTGCTGATTATAATATTTTAGAAATTTTTACCAGTGATGCAGTGTCTAATAATCAAAACTTGCTTAACCATTTACATAATCATTTTGAACAGTTACAAGGTACGGTAGAAAATTTAAGCAGTTACTATAAACGTGCTGACTACGATACCAAATATGCTATCAGACAATTAAACAATCTTTGTCATGAACTAGAAAGCCTATTACTAAGTCAACGCAAACAACGTTCAGATCCAGAATGGGTTAGACCTAGTCAGATAACCACGTTCTTACACGCACAGAGATACGAATTAACAGATGAGCATCGTCAGGGATTTGTTGCCAATGGATATGATCGTAAGTTTAGTCATGTCTATATGCACTGGACGCAGATAGGAAAGACCTTGTTTGAAGTGTTCCGTGATGAACATGCACCTACACTAACAGACACAGTCTGTGAAGCAATTACTCATTTGCGTTATTATTCAGGTGAGTTTGATGTAGAATGGGGTAACACTGTGACCTATGGTGGTAACAATCCATGGCACAATTTAGAACAGGATAAATTTATCCAATGGCTAATAGATAATGGATTTGATCCTAAGGATACAAAATTAAGTTTAGGATATTTGCCTCTTGGGCATATAGATTTGATGAAATCATTTGGCACTGACGATCCTATCAGAGTAAGAGAAATATTGGGTCGTTATCTTGATATCTATAGTATAGAGGCGGGTGAATGCTCTAATGTATTTGACTATTGTTGGGCTGACAGTGATCATAAACAGCGTCAAATTGAATCAATGAAACCTGGATATGATTACAGTAGCAAGGAGAATGTATGAAGTGGTTAAAGAAAATAATTGAAAGAATTAAATTAGAAATCAGATACAGAAAACGTCTGAGAGAACTTAAAAAGAAAGATCCATTTATCTATAAATGAAAATACTTACACTAGGCGATAGTTTTACCAAAGGCAGTGAATTAGCAGATCCTGTTAGTTCTGCTTGGCCATCTGTGCTGGCTAATATTGGAGAGCACAATGTGACCAATGAAGCGGAATACGGTGGTAGTAATGATATGATGTTTCGTAAAGCCATTGAACTAACAGCAGTGGATCATTACGATTTAATCATCATTGCTTGGACTGAAGCACATAGAATGGAAGTCTATCTTAATGAACCTAGAGACATGGAATATAGATCATACACTGTAGGTCCGTTGAGTATAAATCATAACTGGGGTAATCTAAAATGGACCAAAGAATATTATGCTGAACATTATAATGAAGAATATTTTTTAAGAAAGTGGCTAACACAGGTTATAGCTCTACAGGGATATTTTAAAAGTAGAGACCAAAAATATATTTTTTTAAATGCTTTTGGAAACCAACAGGCTTTACCAAAATATAATTTAACAACTAAACAATCTGTTGATTCTAAATATTTTTTAGGTTGGCCCAATGAAGGAATAGTAGAATGGGTTTATGGATTACCCAAAGGCAAATATGGGCATCCATTAGAACAGGCACACATATTAATTGCAGAGAAAATCAATGAAAGTATTAGGAATTTCAGCTGGGTTTCATGATGCTGGAATAGCATTCATTGACAATGGTAACATTGTCTATGCTGGACACAGTGAAAGATACAGCAAGATCAAACATGATAGCGAGTTAAATCCGCAAATTCTTGCTGACTGTATCAGTAGATGTGGGATTCCTGATGTTATTGCCTACTATGAGAAACCATGGATTAAAAAGACCAGACAGTTATATGCAGGTCAATGGAATGATCTTTGGCACGGTTGGTCAGTTCGCAACATGATTAACAAAGTTGATCCAACTAACGAATTACATCGTGTACCAATTAAAACATATAATCATCACAAATCACATGCGGCCGCTGGCTTCCAAACTTCTAAATTTAGAGATGCTACGGTGGTTGTGATAGATGCCATTGGTGAGTGGGACACTATGTCTGTATGGAACGCATACTATGATCGTAATGGTCGTGCCTGTTATGAAAAGTTATGGAGCCAACGCTATCCACATTCGATAGGTTTGATGTATTCAGCATTTACTAAAGAGGTTGGGCTCAGACCTTTAGATGAAGAATACATTCTAATGGGTATGGCCGCCTATGGTAATGATCTAGGTACTGCTTCGTTTAAACATGTTCTAATTGATGATGAAAATGCCCTAACATTCAGACATAATCTACATATTGGTTTACCTAACAGTGGAGAATATGGAGAACCGTTTGATATAGCCGCCAGTGCCCAAAAACTGACAGAATATCTGATCAACTCAGTGGTATCCTACGCAAAGAAAAACGGTCGCAGTAATAATTTAGTCTACATGGGTGGAGTTGCTCTTAACTGTTTGGCTAATAGGGACCTAGGAAGATTCTTTGATAATATTTGGATCATGCCTAATCCAGGCGATTGTGGTAGCTCACTGGGTGCGGCCGCACTGGCGTGGGGACATAAAGTAAATTGGCAAGATGCTTATCTAGGTTATGATATCAAACAGCCTTATCCAATAACAGAACTATTAAGTGAACTAGTGGAAAGGAAAATAGTAGGAGTGGCCAACGGTCCTGCAGAGTTTGGCCCTAGGGCATTAGGCAATAGATCATTACTAGCAGATCCAAGAGGACCAGAGATAAAAGATCAGGTAAATGAAATTAAACAGAGACAAAAGTTCCGTCCATTTGCTCCTGTTATCTTAGAAGAATATGTTGATGAATATTTTTCCATGCCCAATGGTTGGGAAACTAGTCCTTATATGCAGACCACTGCTATTTGTAAAAATCTAAAAGAATTTCCTGCTATTGTACATGCAGATGGTACTAGCCGTGTACAAACAGTAGGTCCAGAATGCAGAAGTGGAATTAGACAATTACTAGAACAATGGTTTATGTGGACTGGCTGTCCTATGTTGTTAAATACTAGTCTAAACATTCGCGGTCAACCAATGGTCAATGACAGACAAGATGCGGAAAGATTTGAAAAATTATATGGAATAAGGGTATTATGAAAATATTAGTTATGGGATTACCAGGGTCAGGAAAATCAACTCTGTCAGAAAAATTACTCAACGAAATTGGTAAAACACAAACTGTAGATTGGATCAATGCTGACGACCTTAGAGAGAAAAACAATGATTGGGACTTTAGTGAAGAAGGTAGAAAACGTCAAGCACGTAGAATGAGAGATTTAGCAGACGAAGGCACAAGAAATCATATGGTCTGTATTGCTGATTTTGTTTGTCCTACTAAAGAATTGCGGAACATATACAATGCTGATTTTGTCATTTGGATGGATACTATCAAGGAAGGTCGTTTTGAAGATACTAATCGTATATTTGAACCACCCACAGTAGATGAATATGATGTTAAAATATCATCATTTGAAGAAGCTGATCGTTGGTCAACCACTGCCGCTGATTTGATTGACATACTATTAACTTCTGATCCGTCGGAATGGACAGGTGGCTAGATGTACGACATCTTTATAATGGACATGGGCGGACATGACGCTAATGTTATAGAACTACAGTCCAAATTTCCACATGCTAAAGTGGTTAGATACTATGATACTCATTTAACAACTATACGACGCTGTGTGGCACGGTCCAGAACTCCTTTTGTTTGGATTATATCAAGTTGTTGCGACTATTCAAAATTTGATTTTGATTATAAGGCGTCACCCTGGGAAAGTTATCAGATACACTGCTGGTCCAGTGGAGACCAAAAATTTGGTGATACATTTTTGATCAACTGTTTTGAGTTTAACAAACAAAAAGATTCAATTGAATTACTAGAATGGTACAAGGATATTAATTGGCATGAAGATGGTGTACCTAGACTAGCATGGCCAAAAGTCATTTATACATCAGACAATCAAACAGACATTATCAACGCAACCAAATTTGATTCCTTATACATACAATTTCTTAGAGATATAGACCAAACCACTAAATTTAATCCCTCTCTTTGGAATAAACGTGCTGTATACACCTTTAACAGAGCAAACAGTGTATCACTAGTACCACGCGATATTTCAGGCGAAATAGGCAGTCAAATCTACGATTATCCTTATGTAATCAAGCAAAAAGACCAGTTTTTAGACGATAAAATGCTGGATATAGTCTACATCAGCAATGGTGAACCTGACGCAGAACGGTGGTATAAACACCTCTGTGACTGCGTACAACGCCCTGTGTTGCGAGTTCAGAATGTCAACGGACGTAGACAAGCATATCAAGAAGCCGCACGTGTAAGCACCACTGATTGGTTTTTTGCTGTGTTTGCTAAACTAGAAGTCCATGCAGAATTTGATTGGACCTGGCAACCAGATTATCTACAAGAACCTAAACATTACATATTTCATAGTCGTAATCCAGTTAACGGATTAGAATATGGTCACATGGGCATAATTGCTTATAATAAGAATTTAGTTTTAGATACCAATGACAGTGGTCTTGACTTTACTCTGAGTCGTTCTCATGCCGTGGTACCTGTATTAAGTGCTATTGCTCATTACAACACCACACCAGAACTAACTTGGCGTACTGCATTCCGTGAGTGTGTTAAACTAAAACATGACATTGATACTACAGGCAATATTGAAAGTGTGATTAGGTTAGACACCTGGAAAACAGAAACCTATCCAGATCAACCTAATGGGGATTGGTCAATTAAAGGTGCGTTGGATGCTGAGGAATACTACAAACAGGCCAACGGGGACTATGACAAATTAATGTTAACCTTTGAATGGGCGTGGCTAAAAGAGTACTATGCTATGAAAGGCTATACTGAATAACACTAACAATTTCCTCAACTTCTTCATCTGTTAGTTCAGGATAAATTGGTAAACTCAAAGCGGTTTTACAAAACTCATCAGCACCCTCTAATATAAAATTCTTGTCTGCTAGAAGTTTACTCATAAAACTAACTCCTTCAGTTGCCAATGGTTGATGATAATGTATCCTTGATTCAATTCCAACATTTTCTAATTCTTTAACAATCTGAGAACGATCATGATGATGAATTACATACTTACTCCAACTATGATCAACCAGTTCGTGTAATTCACTACCAGGAGTTACTACATAGTCTCTTAATTCGTTATTGTAATACTCTGCTATTTCTTTTCTTCTCTGTTGCCATTGGTCAAAATATTTTAATTTAACTAACATCTGTCCACAGTCTACTTCGCTCATACGACTATTAGTTCCTGAATAAACAAAATTGTTATTTTTTCCATTGTTTCTAAAATCTTTAACTAGTTCTGCCCAATCCTGGTCGTCTGTTAATAACATACCACCACTGCCATAATTGTTTAAATTTTTTGTAGGATCAAAACTGAATATACTAATGTCGCCTAGATTACCACTTGGTTGACCATTCCAACTACTACCAAAACTTTGTGCGGCGTCTTCAATGATATAATTACTTTTTTCTTTAAATAAAGTTCCAAACGATTTTATCTGCTCATAGTTAGCACAATTACCAAAAAGATTTACATACATCAAAGCATCAATATCTTCAGTTGGTACTGAAATAGATTTAAGATCTATTATCCCAGTAACAGAATCTACATCACAAAAGATAGGTTCTAAATCAGATTCAATGACAGAATTTACAGTGGCAATATAACTCACAGCAGGAATTAGCACAGTCCTAATACGAGAATTGGTCATCTTTAAACATCTTAAAGCAAATATTAGAGCCTGTGTTCCACTGTTAACAGAAATAGCATGACGTCTATTAGTTCGCCTGGCCATTGTTAATTCAAATGTTTCTGTGTAATGACCGTCCAGCACTTGTCCGCTGACTAATATGTCATTGGTAACTTCAAGTATCTCTGCCTGTATACTCTTATACTGTCGATCAATTCCAAAGAACGGAATTTTGTAGGAACCACTCATGATATCTTTTAAAACCTTCTTCTATGTCAATAGTTGGATTGTATCCTAAATCTGATCTTGCACGATCAATGTTTAATCTTCCCCTACTAGGAAATGTTTGATCTCTATCTGTTAGTTTAACTGTGCCTTGTCCAACCAGGTCTACAATTAAATTAGCGGCCATTTCTAAATTATATTCTGTTGTATTACTTCTAGTGATGTTATAGCAGGTATTAGCACAGGACTTTATAGCCGCAAGTACAATGCCCTGGGCTGTATCTTCTACGTGTGTAAAGTCTAATATTTCTTTTGGACCCTTTACCACAAGTTCTTTTCCTAATAATGCCTGTGTAAAAAATTTACTTACCACGCGATCGTTGACGTCCCATTCACCATAAACAGCACTAGGCCTAACAATGACGTGATCAAATCCAGCACGTTTAGAATAGTCAGCAACTAAATGTTCACCCATTAGTTTCATGATAGCATACTGTCCTGTAGGACGACACGTTTCTGTTTCATCTGTGTTACTGTCAAAATCTCCATAGACCATAGAGCTTGATACGTAGACAAACTTTTCAACATTATTACTGCGTGTGGCTTCTAATAGATTTACAAGACCATTGCACATAACATCACTGGCCACCAATGGCATTTGACTCACTACTTTTTGTCTTGGAAAACTGGCTAGGTGAATAACACAGTCTGGACGATAGTGATGAAATATGCGATCAATGTATCTTGATTCTCTGATGTCCATCACTGATGTTGTTGTGTGTTTGCCTAGTCTATGTTGTCTCTGTTTTATTAGATAGTCTAATTCTAATTTTGGAACAAAGCCATAGTCTGTTATTGAGTCAATGATTTTTACGTTGTGACCTTGATAGTCAAGTAATCTTGCCACGTTATGACCAATGAATCCTAATCCACCTGTAACTAATATTTTCATATTAAGTCTTCGTATCCCCATTTCAATTGATAAAATGTATAGTCTCTGTCTTTCATGTTACCATAGACCTTAACATTATAAACTACAGCATGACCATTTTTATATCCAAGATCAAGTTCTGTAGTATACCAAAGTTTCTCTTTATTAGTGTGTTTCTTTGCCCATTTGCCTGCTTCACTTTCTTCCCATTCTAATACTATACCACTAGCATAGACATCAGGATCACTGACATCTCCTAGATATCCTTTGTATAATAATACTGATGTCATACTGCCATGGGAGCCTTGATGCTAGGCATAGGATTATAGTTTTCTAAACGGAAATCATCCATAGTAAACTTGGTAATGTCTGTTATATTAGGATTGATCCAAAGTGTCGGAGCAGGTAATGGTTCACGTTGGACTTGTTCTTTTACCTGCTCCATATGGTTCAAATATATGTGAGCGTCTCCTAGCACGTGAACTAGATCGCCTACCCCAAGCCCACACACTTGAGCAATCATGTGGGTGAATAAGGCATAGGATGATATATTAAAAGGCACGCCTAAAAACATATCACAGGATCGCTGATATATTTGACACGACAACTTACCATTGCTGGTCACGTAAAATTGAGCAAAACAGTGACAAGGCGGTAACGCCATCAGATCTAACTCGCCTGGATTCCATGCGGTAATTATATGACGACGGCCATATGGATCCTGTTTGATTCCCTCAATTAAATTTGATAATTGGTCAACTTCTATAGGTTTACGTAGAGTAGGTGTTACCCATTCTGTTTTGGTAGTTTGCCACTTACGCCATTGTACACCATAGACACGGCCTAGGTCTCCTTGATATCTTGCTCTAGGTTTCCAATAGTCTGCTTCAGCATTAGCAGTCCATATGGTTGTTTTTTTGGGTGCTTCACTACCATGTAATATTTCACGAAGTCTATGCTCATCACTGGAACCTTCAATAAACCAAAGTAGTTCAGATAGGCAGGCTTTGAACGCTAGTCGTTTAGTAGTAACAGCAGGAAATCCTTTAGATAAATCATAGCGTTGTTGCATACCAAAAACACCAATAGTACCAACACCGGTTCGATCTTCTCGTGTTTCTCCGTTTTCTAAAACGTATTTTAGAGCATCAATATATTGTTTCATAATTTAATTATAGTTGAATAGGAAAACAAAGTCAACTAGAAGAATTCACGTTTCCAAATTTCGTAGGTACATTCTGTACCAGGACGTACTGATCGTATTCTAAAACAGTGTAACCAATTTTCTAAATTTATTCTAGTGTCAGCATACCAATCTCCCTTTATTCTGGTGAGATAGATTTTTTTAATAATATCTTTACATGACTCAAATAGCTCTTTACCACCAATGATAAAGATTTCTTTCTCAGGAAATTGTTTTTCTAATTCAAGAATGTGACTAACAATATCACCTTGTATTCTTCTAGCAGATAAAGGATCAAGTAGTGGCCTAGAAGTTGCTACTACATTTATTCTGTCTGATAATGGTTTGGGCATCATGGGATCATCCCATGTTTTTCTGCCCATAACCACAATGTTCCCTTTGGTATGATTTTTAAACCAAAGTAGGTCTTCTTTATGTTTTGGCCATGGTAACGTTCCTTTATTACCAATGCCACCATACGGAGTACTTGCTAAGATTGCTGAAATCATATATCTTTTAGCACCTTATCAGTTTCAGGCTGTACAGTTTTAACAACCTTTTCAATGTCAACAAAAAAATCAACATTTTTTATATAAGGATCTAAATCACTAAATTTGTTGTTTAGCATTTCTTCAATTTCAGAGTCTTGTTGTCCTTCGCCAAGTAATTCTTTTACATTTACAGATACCACTGTGCCATCAATTAAATTGACCACTATTCTTTCTAAAATTGAAACAGGAACTTCTTTTTTATCAACACCATTGACAAGGTCTTGCCATCTTTTTTTAGAATTTATCTGTATTTTTGTACCTGAACTATTACGCCGCGGCTTTGGTTGTTTTGGATTTTCCGCCATTTTTAGCCTTTGGTGTTAGTGACAATGCCTCATCTCTTAATCTCTTTGCTTCTGCTAATAAAGAATTTGCATCAGCCTCCATTTTATCAGCTTGTTCTATACGTTGTTTTGCTAGATCTTCATCTGATAATGTACTAGTAGCAGTTGCACTAGTTTGAGGTTCACCAACATCGCGTCCGCCAGCCATACCAGCATTAGCATCCATTTCAGCTAGTCGCTTAACAGCGTCTTCGCCTTGCGCCATTTGAGATAGAATGTCATTTAATTCATCTAAACGGCAACTGCTAGTAGCATTCACTGTAACAATAACTTGTTTAGTAGGAACTTTTTTCATGTACCCACCTTTGTGTAATGCTGTTAAACAGTTTTGTCCATCTGACATAGTATGACGGAATAGTGCATCTGCAAGTTCAGAAGCATTTTGACCAACTTCACTTTCTAATACTGTCATAGTTTCATCATGCAATAATGATGGAATAGTTTCTGTATAAATTACCAATGCCATATGATCTTCATCAGGCACTGTTTTATAAATAATTGCAACCTTGCGATTATTGTGTCTACCTACATGTTTAATCATGTTATTTTTCCTCCGTAGCCTGTTCTGGCTGTTGAATAGCTCCAACACTTTGTAAGAAAGCTATAAGTTTGTTGTAAAGAGTTCCAACGTTTACCATTTCTTCAGGACGGTAAGCACCTCTTTGATTTGTGACTTGAATAATCTGTGCTAGACCTATCAAGTCTTGAACACTTAACCCAGGTGTACCACCAGCTGGCTGTTCTGCTTGAACTGTTGGTTGAGCCACGGGCTGTTCTTGAACTTCTTTTGTTTTTTTAGCCATATAAAATTCTCCTTAGGGAACAATTTTATTTAACTATATTTTGTGGGGTGGAAAAATTTTCTTGGGTTTTAATTATATAGAAGGAGCCATCAGACCAAAATAGGTTGATTCCTCAGGACGTTCAAAAGCAACAATAATTTTATCAAACTCTCCTTCTATATAAAATCGTCCTTCGAGATTTTCATAGATCCAATTGGACAGATCTCTCAATGTCGTTGGTGTTTGGTTTATAGTTAGTCGGGTAAAATGTGGCGGACAATGATGTAGTTGTCTAAGGTTATGGACATTAAGTGGATTAATCTTTTTGTTAAACATTTTGTTTTTCTAAACTATAACGAGCAGTAACACCATACGGAGCAACAACATCGTTAGTTCCGTGGATTACAAACAGTGTATCACAATAGTTTTCGTCACCCCATCCGTCCCAAACATAACCATCAGTAAACATGATAAACAATTTTGGTTGAATGTCATTTTCTTTCATAAATTCCCAATTACAGTTAAGTTCAGTACCGCCACCACCTTGAACTTGATAAGTGTCAATATCGTCAATATTGTCTGGAGTAAAAATAATGTGACCGTAGACTTCTGTGTCAAATGACCAAACCTGTAGTTTAAAATCATCATATGATTGCATAATGCCTTTAATTTCACTAAGAATGTCGCGTAGCATATCATCACCCATTGACCCTGAAGCATCAATTGATACACAAACATCAATAGTTTCTGCTAGATCACTGCCAGGAAAAACAGCATCCATATGCCATGCACGACGACTTGGACGCATCCAAGTAAAGTCACTTTTAACTTGGCTTTGAACCTGTTGTTGAATTAATTCTCTCCAATTAAGTTGCGGATTAGTTAACTGTTGAATTAATCGTTTAACTCCACTAGGTAAATTAGTTGCTCCTTGCGCCGCATTTAATACTGCTTCTTTTATTTCATTTCTAATTTCTTTTTTCTCTTCTTCTGAAAGTTTAGGACGTCCTGAACCTTTACCTTTTTCTTCTTTGCCATCTGCACCTTGATTTTCGTCTTCACTATCGTCGCCATTGAGATGTTCATCTAAGAGTTGTTTAACAAGATCATCAATATTAATTTTTTCTGCATTTTCATATAAATCATCATAGACCTGTTCAGCTGACCAACCACGATATTTTTCGTCATGTAAACCTATAGGAATAAATTCACCTATGCGTTGATCTATTAGGTCTTGATTAACACAATAGTCGTCTGCAATATTCCATAAGCGAGGATCACGGTCTCCACGACGTCCCATATGATCATAGACACAGTGTAACACTTCATGACCTACAAGAAATTCAAGTTGTTTTTGTGGTAACGTTTTGATAAATTCAGAATTATAATAAAATTTACGTCCATCAGTTGCGGCAGTTGGGCACCAATCGTCAGCATTTATTAGTTGTAATCTGGTAGCAAGATTGCCAAAGAAAGGTGCTTTGATTAACAAAGCCACTCTAGCAGTGATTAGTTTTTCACGACTTTCAGCATCAATGGTGGGATCTGTTTTTGTAACTACCTTAGATTTATCTGCTAGTGTTGTCTGACTCATCTTACCCTTTCATACTCTCTCATTTATAGTTTATTATACAACCAAATTGGTTTTCTGTCAACCATTAGTTTGACCTATAAATATTGATATGTTTAAATTTTGTTCAGCACCATGGGATACTATTCAAGTCAGAAGAGATGGTCAAATATCTTCCTGTCTTTGCCCTGCTTGGCACAAACTAGGATGGGAATTTGGTAATATCAGTGAAACTCCTCTAGAAACAGCATTTAATCAAGGTAATTTTATTGAAATGCGTAACAGTGTTATAGACCAAACCTTTCGTCATTGTGGTTCAAATTGTTATAAACTCTATGAATTAGAGCAGGTAAAAACATTAGATCATTTAAACAGTTTTCCAAAACTACCAACGCAGATTAATTTAGGTATTGATCCAAACTGTAATCTTGAATGCCGAAGTTGTCGTAATGAAAGAACATATACTAAAGAGGTAGATCCGCAAGCAGATAAAATTTTAAATAATCTCATTACTACCTATAACAATTTCCCACACAAGGTAAAAATCTATGCTGATGCGGTAGGAGATATCTTTGCCAGTCAAGCATACAAAAAGTTTTTAAACAGATCTGATCTTCCTGATTGCTTTGAGTTTTGTATACAGACCAATGGTAATCTCATAACAAAAAATAAAGAGCTATTGAATAAAATACATCAACAAATTGACGTAGTTATCATCAGTTTTGATGCGGCCACAGACAAAACATATAAAAAAGTTAGAGGTGGAAAATTTCAACAGGTCATTGAAGGTGTAAAATTTTTAACCTCTCTAGGGGTTAAGGTTCAAACACAATTTGTTGTACAACAGTCTAACTATTTAGAAATACCAGACTATATCAAATTAGCAAAATTTTTAAACGTTGATCAGGTTGGATTATATGCAATGACCAGATGGAGCCACATGGATCACAATTGGTGGAAAAGAAATCGCATATTCAATCATCCAAATACTGATTTTAATTTCATTGCTGATATTTTAGTCAAACATAAAGATGATCAACAACTAGCACTATGCGGTAATCTCAAAGAATTTTTACAAGAAACACTGAAAGAAAGGGGCCTGTAAGCCCCTTGTTCTAGTTCAATGACGCTACTACGTATTTTCCAAACTTTTTATGGAACTCATCAAAGTTTTTAAGTTTGTTTGGTACCAATGGAAGTTTGTAGGTAGTTAGTGCTAATTTTACACCCATAACAGTAACTTCTGTAGTAAAGTTATCCATCATAAAACGAAAAAAGTGATCTGCCATGGCATGCCATTCATTAGTACCACTGCTACCTAATTTTTCGTGTGCTTCTTTGAGTTCATAGCACATACTAACAGTTAGCGAGTACATAGCACTGATTTCAGATGTTTCTAATTTACTAACCTTACCAGAAAGAATATCACTTGGGTTGGGCATCTTGTTGGCAATTTTACGATGAGCCATAAATTTAACAGCAAGTCCTTCACCTACTGTACCAGAAACAAGATCAGTAACAGTATCATTAGTAAGATCATCATCTAATAAATCACTTACAAATGTCCATGAACGAGGAGTAGCAAATGATCTACTAATACTCTTAGGATCAAAATCATATAAATCTTGTTTACTAAAGTTCAAATAGCCAACTACATCTTTATTAATTTTATTCTCCGCGGCCCATTCTAACCATGACTCAAAATCTACACGCATTTCTAAATGAACAAAACGATTAGCCAATGGAGCAGGCATTCTATAGGTAACACCTTTGTCACTTTCTCTGTTACCAGCCGCCACTATTACTACATTGTCTGGAAGAACATACTTACCAATACGTCTATTTAAAACTAACTGATAGGCCGCGGCCTGTACGCTAGGAGCCGCTGAATTCATCTCATCTAAGAATAAAACAATAATTGGATATTGTTTAGACATAGATTCATCAGGCAAATCAATTGGAGCCGCCCAATCCATAACACCTAGATCCTTGTTGTAAAACGGAATACCACGAATGTCTGTTGGATCCATCTGTGCTAGACGTAAGTCAATAATATGACCTTTCATCTCTTTAGCAATACCTGCCACTAATTCTGATTTACCAATGCCTGGAGGACCCCATAAAAATACAGGACGTTTACGATCAAAACAACGAATAATTGATGTTCTTGCTTCTTTTGCTGTTACAGTGCGATTTTCTGTAATGTTGCTCATGTCTAACTCCAATCCTCTACATTAAAAACTATATTATAGACTCAAACCGTTGGTTTGTCAAGTTTAACCAATTTTACGGCGAACACAAAGATTTTTAATAAATTTTTTAATAAAAAATTTTGTTTGAACGTACAATACCTGTGGAATTCCAAATTTGAAAGCCCATAACAAGTCCATTATAATAGCACCAATTACCAGTCCTAGAAAAAAATTAAACATATCTATCTCCTTATTATTAATTACATTATAGACTCATTTAACCAAAATGTCAACCAAAATATTGAACTAACAAATATGTCATTAGAAACATGATAGCAGTAAAGGTCACAATCCTAATAGCATCAGTAAATCGTGCTAGTTCTTGTGCATGCCTTTGGACGTCATCAATCTTAACAGCTAATACATCAACTTTACCTCTAAGTTTAGTCATATCACTGCCTAGTTCTTGCCATTGACGGTTTGTTCCAACGTTTTTTACTTGTTCTTTCATAAAGTTCTCCTTGAAATTATTGTAATTATGATATAATTATAGCATATCTTGTGGTAGATGTCAAGAATATTTTATAAAAACCACTAGATGTTGTATATTTTCTTTACACTAGACAAAAAAATACCTCAGGTTCGCGTCTGAGGTATTTAAGATTTTTATGAATGCCCAGTTTAAGTTATAGACAGTAAACTGGGACCGTAAAGTTGTCTGCGTCAACTGCGTTTTTTTAGAGTGGACGCCACCGCAACGGAGCTCTACCACTTACCTTACTAACTAAAAACTATTATAGACTCTTTTGATTAATTTGTCAACCATTTTTTTTTAAAAACTTGTACACTCCTAGTTTCAAAATTAAAGTTCTTTTCACTAAAATTAGCACGTACAAACCAATCAAAATAATCTATTTTAGTTCTAACATAGCCCATTGATTCTAAAATTAATTTAAACCATGATGGATTTGGAAATCCAACAGGTATTATATCTAATCCTTTAAAATGTCCGTCAAAATTTGAATCATCTTTTTCATGATTCCAAAAGATTAAAGATTTTTCACTTTTAGTAATATCAGTTATTTCTGCAGTTTCAATAATAATATTTTTTGGACCTGCTTGCGTAATTGACTCTAAAATTTCATAGTGGTCGTGTACGTGATACATTATTCCACTTAATAAAACAGTGTCTTTATCTAAGGTTAATTTAGTATTATTTTGATAGTCATGTATGTCACTATAGATGCAATTAAATTTGTTTTCTAAATTAAATGCGTTGGCACTTTTATTTGCTATCTCTATATTATTTTTTCTAACGTTAGTTGTAATAACTTCAGATGCATTATTTTCTAAACAGATAAAAGCTAAAAATCCACAGTGTCCAGCAAAATCAATAATTTTTTTATTAGATATAATGTCTAAATTATCTAAGACGATCTTTTGATATCTAACTAAATCATGTATAGAATAATCAAATTGATTAGGTTGAAAATTGTTGTAATCAATATCTAACCATTGGGTTGGAGAAAATTTGTGAATGTTGATACATTCTTCTTGTATTTCTTTAGGAAGCAGATTAAATTCATTGGGACTATTACAATTTGGCCAATTCTCTCCACGTATAAGATTATAAGAATCTTGCCAACTTTTTAAAAAATCAGGCATCAGTGATGATTGGCTAACAGTCCATAGATATTCATTGTAAAGATATTTTTTACTACTGGGAAGTTTTGATTTAATGTTAGTTATTTCTTCGTCAGAAATACCGTAATGATTTTTTAAATATTTTTGAGCTTCTTCAAAAAACATTTTAAAGTTTATATTTTACACGATACCATACGCATTCTTTGGTATCAATCTTGTCTGGATATAAACACCAATGTGGATCTACACAGGTTTTAGGATTAGTACCATTGGCTACGCAGGCTAGTTGCTGTTCTTTCTCTTTGTTGACCTTTGCTTCAAACTTCTGTCTAATTTTGAGCCATTCAGCATATTCCTCAAAGGTCAGCGTTTCTGCCACTATCTGCTCTAAGGGAGTTTGGTCTCGTTGATCAACCAATTTTTTAACAGTGTCCTCAATACTCCATGCTATGGATATCATTGACAGTATTAACCATAATATGGCCGCAATTAATAAACCTATATTTACTTTTTTCATAATAATATTATACAGTTATTTGTCCTGATTGTCAAGATATTGTTGTAAATCATTTCCGTGTAATCCTATCATCATAGCCTCAACTTCACCATAGACAATTATACTTTGAGCATTTATAATGTAGTACGGTGAGGTAAAATATCGTTCAAGCTGAACAAAGGTTTTGGGTTTGTATTTTTCTGTTAGTTTAAACCTAAAAGTAGGCATGTCAGTCTTAGACAACAAATTGTGCCCAGTACTGGTCAGTCTAAGACTGTTTGGATTAATTGGATTATGCCACCAAGTTGCTGGATTGAATAGTTTATTATAGGTTAACCCCTCTTCAGGGTTTCTGATAAAGGGGTTAAGATCATATTCATTGAATTTTTTCTGCCAGACACTCTGTGGTGAATTAGCAGTTCTAACCATGTTATTGGTCTTTCTGAATACCTGCCAGTGACCCTAAATCTTCTGCAGTAGTTGTTTGGGCAATTTGCTCATAATTTTGAAATAGGCCTTCGCCTGTTGCTGAAATATTTTCAATTCTATTGTCAATTTTAGCAACTTCTACGTCAGGAGCAGAAGGTGTAGGTACTGGTGCTTCGGGTTGTGCTGTATCTGCAATTACATTATCAACTTGAGGATCATTCGCATCAAGGTCTTTCATTTTTTGCATTAGTGTATAAAATTGGTCATCTGCCATTTTTATCTCCTTATGGGTAAATTGTGTCGCCTTGTTTAAGTAAGACCACAGTAAATTGGTCTGTTTTAAACAGCGAGTTTAATTTTTTTGCTAAATTAATAGCATGTCCTGGATTTGAAAAACTAACCTTTTTGTATTTAGGTCCAGGATAACTAACCAAGACATTTTGAGTCTTAAGGTTAATAGGTTGATTGTCAAAAAACACCGCCCAAATTCCTTCACTGTCTAAAATTTGGTCACTTTTGTAAGTGTTTTTATTGACATGTTCTAATAAAATCTTTGGTTTAGGTCTACTCATAAAATAATATGTTCCTTCTACTACATATTATTTATGCCAATTATCTGAGTAGTTTATTAAAAATTTCCACCATCAAAGTCTAAACTGTCTACGTCTGCGGGTGTCTCTTTAACTTCTGTGAGGCCTGCAATTTTAGATAATAGATCAAAGATATCATTGTGTAGATTACGTGCTTCTAACGCTGTTAATGTGATATCTTTAGCATTGGTTTGGTTCATGACCTTAACCTTGTTGTTAAAACTTTTAAGATGTAATGTAAGTTGTGATTCCATTAGTGACCTCCATTGGCCATGCGAATTTGATGTTGCATTTCTTCTTTAGAATGAAATGGTCCTTGGTAAGGATATCTATTAAGCGTAATCAGTTTAGGGCAATAACTTTTAACCCACCCATTGTTAAACTTAACTATATAGTATCCAGCACAGAAAAAACTTTTTGATTTGCGACCTTTAGTGAAGATGGGTAGTTTGTGCTTGACATCCCACAGAATATTTTGTGCATTATAATCACATGGATAACCATAGACACTGTGGGCTTCACTGATCTGTTTAACAGGAACCTTTTTATCAACAATAATATTGTATCTATCTTTTAACAGTTTAAGACTGGTAAATTTTTCTCTTTGATTATTGTGAACTAAGGTAAATCCAACTGAGTTGGCCAGTATAGTGCCAACCTTTTTACCATCTTCCTCAACAATCCAACATTTATTTTTAATTATAGATTTAGCAAGTAGTGTCATTTTTTTATCACCTTGATTAACAGATAGGATGGATCAACCAACCAGTTATTTGAATACTTAATAATATTAGGATTATCGTGGTGAAATTTTTGCATACTTTCTCCACCTGTGAGTATGCCAAATTTTGGCCAATCTAATATATCAGGACCTGGATGGCAAATACCATTAACAATAAAATTTTCAAAAACTTTTTGATAGACTGGAATGAATCCAAATATAGCAACAGCTACCTTCCAATCAATCAGAGAAGTTGCTAAAAACATTCCGCTCCAAATAGTATAGTAGTGTATATGAATAAATTTTTGTAAAGGTATTTTAAATAAGTCTTTGGCCAATGGAGCATTTAATCCTTTAAAATAACTGGTAGGATAGAATTCCCAAATACCTAAAAACACTGACCATTTACCTAGTTTAGATGGACTGTGTGGGTCTCCTTGAGAATCACAAACTCTATGATGTTGTCTGTGCATGGTTGCATACATTAATGGACTGCCTATTCCTAGTAAGATAGCAAAAGGCAACAAGAGATACTCTACCCATTTAGATAATTTAAATTGTTGATGAGTATAATATCTATGAAGCAAAATACTATTGCCTAATACTGTGCAGATCATACCTAGGACAAATAATAAGATTATCTGTCCTAGAGATAAAAATGTTAGGCTGACAGCAAACAATACATAGACAAATGTATTGAATATTGCCGGTTTCCATTCATTGATAAATTTATTCATTACTATATATCGCTGAGTTAGCACCGTGCTCAGCACACTCTACTGAATGTACCCAACAACGATTATTTGATTGTTCTCTGATCAGTTTGTCCGCAAAGTTAAATGCGTGTTCCGCAAACTTCTCTGCACCAACGCCATCCATTACTACAATCTCTGCTAGGTCTAGTGCTTCAAGTTCCATGAACTTGTCTAGATAGGGATCATCTTTATCAATAGCAGTCTTATGATCAAAGTGATCTTCTAACCAAGACTTAATCTTTTTAAGTCCGCCAAAGTCTACTGCCCAGTTCTTGTTGTCTAAGTGATCACATGCAAATGTAAACTTAAACTGTAGACTGTAACCATGTAGTAAATGACAGTGTGAATGATCAGCATTAGGTTGTCTAAAACATGCTGATAGCCCAATGTTATGACCATATGTTTTTGTTGAATAAAATTTAGCCATCTCTTGCCTCCTAAAAGTAAGTGTGATGACAGGCAGAATATTTTGAGACGGGTGACTGTCTGGAGACGTCTTTGAGTACTTTATTTATATGATTAGTCATTGTCATTAGATTGGTTATTAGCTTTTTTTCTCATGTACTGTTGTTTATTCTCCTGTTCAATGGCATTTTTCATTAATTTTAAAAATGTCTTATCGCCATTGGCCAATGTTTTAATTTCTTTTTTAACTAATACTGCTTTTGGATCATAGCCCATATATTACTCCTTTAATTTTATATTATACTGATTATTTTCTAATAAGTCAAACATTGTTTTTTGTTTTTTCATTAAATGAAACCAAAATTTTAATGTATTACAAGCATCAATATCTGCACGATGCTGATCCCCTTCAAACCAAAGACCTGTGATTGACATGGCCTGTTGTAGATTTCCTTTTGGGTCATGATCTTTACTAAACTGTAAAAAATTATAAATGGTTTTTAGATCTATCCAACGGCCACCTAGATGTTTAAATTCTACTTTATTTTTTTCAAACTCTCTACGTAAAACTCCTGCATCATCATATCCCCATACTATGGGATTTAACCATGGTTGGTGTTCTTTGATCAGATCTGATAACTCTCTAGCCACAGTTTGGTGACCAACAGAAAAACTTCTTATATCACTGTCAGTGATCCCTGTCAGACCTACTATAAAAGTATCAATTGGTTCGTTTGGATCAATATACCATTTACGTACAATATACTTGTCTGAGGATTGGTAAGCATTGCCAATAGCAACACCAACCTGTATGATACGATTACTTGGTTGGTTAAGTTCTAAATCAATGGCTATGAAATTTTTATCAATCATTGAGAATCATTTCAGGATAACTAGCACTCATCCAATGAGCCATTACAGCCGCATTTTCACTGAGTTTTACTAGATCATACTTACCACAGAATTTTAAAAATTGAGCACCAATCATTTGATTTTGTTTAACTGTCATACCAGCGGCGATAGTTTCTGCTATCTTTGCTTTTATTTCATCAGGTTGAGCGGTTAGATCTACTAGAACACGATTACGTTCATAGTCATCTAATACACGATGCTCTACGTCATTATGATCAACCCAACGTTGTAGCATAAGGTTGTTCCAATTAAAACCTTTTTTACTTTTATCTTCATATGCTTCTATTAGACCTATTTTATTTTTACTACCTTTTTCTCTTACACCAGGATATGCTGAAAAGATATTATCTGTAGGATCACCACGCATACATTTTTTAAACAAGATGTATTGTGGATCAGGTATCTGTTTAGGTTCTTTAGTTTTTTTATCTATTACCCGCTCACCCTTTTTGTCAAAGATACCGTTAAGAGTGTGTAGTTCGTCAGATATACCGTTATACTGATTAACGTTGTTGCTTAATAATTGATAAAAGTCTGTGTCACTAGACACTATTGTGTGATGATCGTCTGGATGGCTCTGTATCCAGCCTGCTATCAGATCATCTGCCTCTAATTTAGGATGTTGTAATACTGTACAATTTGTTTTATTACTTAAAAATGTTTTAAGTTCATCAAACGTTTCCCAAAACAATTTATCCTCTTCTGCTTCTGCTTCGGTAAGAGCCGCACGTGCCACTGATCTATTTTTCTTGTATGGCTCATAATAATCTTTACGCCATGAACGACCTTCTAAACAAAATATAACATGATTAGCAGATTGATCACGCCAACTTTTATTAACGCTGGATAAGGTAACATGTATAGCAAAACCTAATCTATCCCATGTATCTGCCTGTCTATGTGCAGAATGCCTTGCTCTAAAAAATGTATTTGCTGTGTCTACTAACAGATATCTCATATCAAACTCTACTTTCTTCTAAAATAGATATTACTTTTGGTAAAAGGAATTCAGCCCATTTACGATGTGCATCTGCACCAAAATGAAACCAATCATTGGATTTATGTCCCTGATTAGTTAACCATTTCCAATAGGTCATTTCTGTGTTATATGGTTCAAGATAACAATCATGCCAATCTAATTTAGGCATAGTATGAAAATCACTATAACAGTTAAAAAAATAATGAGGTATATTACGTTCATTTAATTCTAAATGTAATTGATATATGTCATCATGTGCTTTTTTTGTAGCAGTTGCCCAATCAACAGTTAGCACCCAATCTTTATAACGATCAACTATTTCATCTGGCCAGTCATCACCAATACCACCAACGTTTATCTGCCACGGAATACCATTGTGTACCCATTCTTCTCTTTCCCAGGTTGACCAACCAATGATTACAAGATCAGGTGTATTGGTTTCTAGATATTCTTTAGTGCTTCGTATAATTCTTGTGTTTGAACTTGCGGCTTCAGCATCGCAGTCTAATATAGCATTTAATGCGTTGGCAATATAACAGCCATAACTGACTGCTAGATTATCTGGGTGAGGCTGTCGTCCCAATGAATAGTATAGCGGATCATCACAGGCAAAGGCATGTTTGTTTACTGCTTCTGCACCTGCAGAATGACTATCACCATTGACATATACTATCACTGATTGTCCAATCTACCTTTTAAAAAGGTTACTACGTCTATAATAGTTTTTGGAGGTTCAGCATCCGTTGGATATTCTACTCCAAATTCTTGTTCAATGTCTAACATTAATTCAATAGCACTCAATGAATCAATTTCAAGACCATCAAAAGACGAATCTAAACTGGCATCCTTACCAGTACTTGTTTTTATTATTTCTAAAACTTTATTTTCTATATCCATTATGATATCTCAGTCCTTCCATTACCTAGATCTTTACGATTAGATCCTCTTATTTCTGGATCTGCTTGTTCTTGCTCCCATGTTTCCATTACTACATTTTTACAAACTGTTTTAAACCAATTGTCAACAATATCAGAATCTGTTTTGCCTTGATATCCAGCCCGTACAAGATTAGCTACAAATTTATCATTCCAATCTAATTCAAATGACCCATTACTAGGATCACTTGGATCAATTTCCATGCTGATAACTTCTACCCATGGCTCGCCATCTTTTGTTGCCTGTTCTTTAGGTGTAAGTTTTTTAATTTTTTTAGGTTCTTCTTTTTTACCTACAATATTTTTAATTTTATTCCACATCTTATTCTTCCCCATCATCTAAATCTTGGCAACGACCAAGTTTTTCATCTATTCCTAATTCCATGTATGCGTCATCAATTAGATAAGAATTATCAACTGTGTCTTTAAGATCTTTAAAAAAGTTTATAATTATATCAATAATTTTTTTCATATTATTTGCCCCAACTGTTTCCCCAAAGATCAACATGTAATCTTGGACTGTAATTATAACCACGTAACATGGCTTCGTCTGCTACACTAAACTTATTACCATCATATACTTTAACCACACCGCCTACTGGCATGATGTATACAACTCCTTCAAAGCCTGCATCACGATATGCTTTGACAGCACGATCTACTTCATCAAAGTCACTGGGTTTTTCTACTACAAACTTGAGATAGGTTGTGCCATAACGTTCATAGTCTGCAACAATCTCAGGTTTGATAGCATCTTCCCATGCTTCGCCACTTGCTGACAGTTTAGCACTGACTGAGAATGTGATATCACTCTTGTAGTTACCTCCTCTATCAAATGCCCAAGTTAACAAATAGTTTTTAAAATCTTCATGTAGTTCTTGTGTGCCGTTAGTTTCAAATGTAATGTTTTTCAAATCCTGCATACGAGGATGGTTCAATAAGTCTTTGTAACTGCGTTGCCA